GTTGACGTTGGTCGAGTCTATGAAACTTGAAGCCCAACCCATCGGCTCGCCGTGGGTGGGTAGTTCACTGAAAAACTTAAAAGTAGGAAAAAAGAAATTGGTTATAATATATCAGTTGGTGGTCGAAATGGAGTAACTCTTAACAGAAAACATTCTAAAGAAACAATAAAGAAAATGAGTGAAACTAGAAAGGGGATTACATTTTCTAAGGAAACTTTAAAAAAAATGAGTGAAGCTAAAAAAGGTAAAAAACACTCTAAGGAAACTAGAGAAAAGATGAGTAGACTTAAAAAAGATAAAAAAGGTAAAAAACACTCTAAGGAAACTAGAGAAAAGATGAGTAGTCTTAGAAAAGGTAAAAAACATTCTAAGGAAACTTTAAAAAAAATGAGTGAAGTTAAAAAGGGTGATAATAACCATTTTTTTGGTTTATCTCACACAATGAAAATTAGAAATATCATTTCCAAAAAAAACTCTAAAAAAGTATTTGAATTTAAAGATGGTGATAAAATTAATGAATGGGATAGTTTAAGTAAATGTGCTTTAGATAATAATATTAATATTGGTTACTTATCAAAATGTATAACTAATAATAAAAAATGTAAAAAAAGATATTTTAAATATGAAAAAGTTGGTACCAATTAAAAGAATCAACAAATTTTTTTCTAAAAGAGATTTTGATTTGGAAATTTCTTTAGGTCGTGAAGCGATAGAAGGTGATGGAAATTTTACTGTAATTTTATATAGAGTTGATAGGAAAACAACCCAGGTTGATGATTTATATGGTGAAGCAAGTGCTAGTGAAATCAATTTTCTACCTCCCGTTGAGATTTATATAGTTCCGATTATAGATAAAGCTGAAAATAAAACATATAATCCAGATTCCATGCGTTATCTTGAAGATGGTAATTTAACTTTCATTGTTTATGTACAACATTTAAACGAATTGGCTGTTGATATAACTGTTGGTGATTATATAGCGTATCCAATTGATGAATCGGACGTTGTTTATTTTAATGTGACTAATGCTGGTGAAAAGAATTACGACAACGCTCACACAATAATGGGTTATAAAGGTGCTTATAGAATTATCAATTGTACTTTTGCCAATGAAGATGAATTCAAAGGAATATAAAAAAAATAAATTATGCCACTACCAAAAGGGTTTATTAAAAAAGTAAATTTTATACATCAAAATGTCGGACCTGAAAAAAGACAAGACTACCTTGATGATATAGATTATAAAGGTACGTACCTGCCAAAGGGTGTGAGCTATGAAGATATCGATAAAACATTCATCGATTTTATTGATAAAGAATTATCCCTAGAAATTGATGGTGAATTAGTGCCAGTAAGATTCTTAACCATTCAAAGGTTTGCTGAATTCTCTAAAACATGGTCATTTTCAGATAAATTTAAAAACTTAAAAATGCCCTTCATTACCGTAGTTAGACAACCTGATATTCAGGTAGGTACTAACCAAGCGGGTATATGGAATATTCCAGGCCAACAAGTCTATACATACATGAAAGTACCTACTTTTATTGATGGTAGAAAGGGTATGGACACATATAAAATTCCTCAACCAACTTCGGTTGATATTACTTATGATGTTAGATTTTTCTGTAATAGAATGAAAGATTTGAATAAATTACACACAATTGTTCAAACAACCTTTAACTCTAGACAGTTTTATATTAATGTAAATGCACACCCAATGCCAATTCATTTAGAGAAAATTGGTGATGAGAGTCAAAAAGATGATTTCGACAAAAGAAGATTCTATGTTCAACATTTTGAAATGAAAGTATTGGGATATATTTTAGATGAAGAAGATTTCGAACATATCCCAACTATTAACAGGGGTAATATTCGATTTACGGAAGAATAAAGTGAAGCATTTATATTTATTAGTATGCCACAAGGATATAAAAAAAATATAAAATTTATAAATCAAAATATCGGACCTGAAAAAAGGCAAGATTATCTTGATAATATAGATTATAAAGGAAGTTATTTACCTAAAAGTATCTATTACGAAGATATCGACCAAACATTTATTAATTTTGTTGATAAAATTTTAGAAATAGAAATTAATGGGGTAAAGGTCCCTGTTTATTTTTTAACCATCCAAAGATGGGCTGAATTCTATAAAACTTGGGATACAGCTGATAAATTCAAAAATATTAAAATTCCCTTCATTACTATAGTTAGACAACCTGATATTCAAGTTGGAACAAATCAAAATGGATTATGGAATATTCCAGGCCATAAACTATACACTTATATGAAAGTACCTACCTATATAGGTGGTAGAAAAGGTGCTGATATGTATAAAATCCCTCAACCAACTTCAGTTGATATAACTTATGAAGTTAGGTTTTTCTGTAATAGGATGAGAGATTTAAATATGTTTAATAGAAAAACTCAATTTACTTTTCAATCAAGACAATACTACATCAACGTAAGTGGTCATCCAATGCCAATACATTTAGAGAATATTGGTGATGAAAGTCAGGTTACTGATTTTGATAGACGTAGATTTTATGTTCAAAATTTTGAAATGAAAGTATTGGGTTATATTTTAGATGAAAATGATTATGAATTTGTACCAACTATCAATAGAATGATAGTGTTTACAGAATTATACGATAAAAAACTTAAACCTAAAGTAGTTATTAGGTCATTTAAAGATATTGATGAGATAATTTTAAACGTTGTTATTAAAGCGGACCATTATACTGAAGAATTTATAATAGTACCAGAATATGATGCTGAAATAAGGTCAATAACATACGTAACAAACGTTACAAATGTCAATATAGCCATCAATGGAGTTCAACAAACACTTCCATTTAATATTTTAGCAAACCAAGAAATAACTTTAACTGTTGATAGAGATGTAACTAAAGAAGCTAGATTTGAAATTAAAGGATTAGTTAAATAATGAGTAATATTAATAGAACATATGTATTTGAAACCGTATTAATTAGCGGTGGGACTAGTGGAACTACTCTTGAGTTCTTCACTGGTGCAACCTTTGATACAGGTACAGGTCATTTAGTGCTGATACAACAGTGATAGCCGCTGCGGTTTGGGATAAATTAACTGCTGACCATCAAACTGCCGATACATTCGGTAAAATGTTATATGATATATTGGTTGCTACTGGACAGATTCAACATACAGGGAATGTCAATACTGAATTACTTAAAAATAAGCCAAATAATCCGTAATTTAATTTTACGAATTTTTTTCCATATTTATATATAGAGGTTATTCACCATATAAGTCTGCTTGTTTTTTACAAGCATCCTTGATTAACTTCTCAACAAACCCAAACATTTTAAGACCATTGTCTTGACAATAATCTTTTAAAATTTTATGTGTTGTTGGTGTGATTTTCAAGTTTTTACTCCTTTTCATAGGGTTTTTATTATAAATATAGAGGAAGTATGATAAAACTAAGACAAAAATCATACTAATTATTATATATGTAATATATAATAAAACCTTTTGATAAAAATTTATATATTTATTTAAAAATAAGAATTACAAACTTTAAAATATTAATTACATGAGTTCTAACAACAGAGTATTCGTAAGCCCAGGAGTTTACACTTCAGAGAAAGATTTATCATTTGTAACACGTCAAGTTGGTGTAACAACATTAGGTTTGGTAGGTGAGACAACAAAAGGTCCAGCTTTCCAACCAATTTTTGTTTCTGACTTTAACGAGTTCAAAGCGTTTTTCGGTGGTCTTAACGCAACAAAAGTAGCCAGCACAGGTTACCCAAAATATGAATTGCCATATATCGCAAAATCATATTTCACAAAATCAAACCAACTGTATGTGACTAGAGTTTTAGGATTTTCAGGCTATGATGCTGGACAATCTTGGGCGATAACAGCTGATAATAACCAAGTGGTTGCGCTTTTAAGAAGTAGAGCCGCTTATGATGGTACTGAAACATTAACATTCCAAACTACCGCATTAGGAATGGTTGATAGTTTAAGTGCGTTGACTGCTGATGCTAAGGCTGAGTTTACTCTTAGTGGGGCTTCAACAACAAGTACTGGATTTACATACAACGTTTCTTTTGATTCAACCAAAAAGAATTTCATTACTAGAGTATTAGGTACTAACGCTGAAACAGGTCAAGCACCTATTTATGTTGAGGAAATTTATTCAAAGATGTTAGAAAATTTAATTTCTACTTCAGGTGTGACTGGATTAACTGTTGGGTTAATTGATAATGCGTCTATATTTTCAGATTATAAAACTGAATATTTACCAGCTGTAACACCATGGGTAGTTTCAGAGGTTAACGGTAACGTTATTAAAAAATTATTTAGATTAGTTACAATATCTGATGGTAATACTGCAAACTCTGAAATTAAGGTTTCAATTGAAAATATTAAACCTGATGATAGAGAATTCGATGTTAGAATTAGGGCTTTTTATGATACTGATGCAAACCCTGTTACATTAGAAAGATTTTCAAGATGTACTATGGACCCAACTTCAGATAACTTCGTTGCTAGAAGAATTGGTACTTTAGATGGTTTTTATGCATCTAACTCAAATTATGTATTACTTGAATTGGATGAAGATGAAGATACTACAACTTCTTTCCCAGCTGGTTTTACAGGTGTTCCATCAAGAATTTATAGTGGTGTTGATGCACCTTCAATTGGGTATAACCAATCTTACGCTGCATATTCTAAAATTAGAAAAATTTATTTAGGTTTATCTGATACTGTTGGTATTGACCAAAATTTCTTTAATTACTTAGGTACTGATTTAACAGTAACAAGTGGTGTTACTGATGGATTCCACATGGATAGCGGTGCAACTAACAGTATGTTAGCTGGATACACCTTTGTTAATGGTGATTCTGAACTTAGAGATGATGCTGGAATAGTTGGTACTAGCTACGAAAAGATATATTCTCGTAAATTCACAATGGCACCTTACGGTGGTTTTGATGGGTGGGATATCTTTAGAAATAGTGAAAGAACAAACACTGACACATTCAAAATTGGTGGAGCTAAAAGTAGTTTAGCTATAACAAGTACTGCAATTGAAACTAAAGTTGTGAGTAACGGTGATTTAGGAACAACTTCCGATTATTACGCTTATTTTGAAGCTATAAACACATTCAATAACCCTGAAGCTATTAACATTAATGTGTTAGCAACACCAGGTATTGATGTATTTAATCAAACAAATTTAGTTGAAGCTACAATTGAAATGGTTGAAGAGCAAAGATGTGATTCAATTTATATTGTAACTACACCAGATAGAAATGCTGGTACTGAAGATATCTTAGATGTTGATGATGTAGTTTCTACATTGGATAATACAGGAATCGATAGTAACTATACTGCAACATACTGGCCTTGGGTGCAAGTATCTGATACAGATAACAACGTATTACTTTACTTACCGCCTACAAGAGATGTGTGTAGAAATATCGCATTAACTGATAATGTATCATTCCCATGGTTTGCTGTGGCGGGTGTTCAAAGAGGTGTTGTGCAAGCGATTAAAGCAAGAAAAAAATTAACTCTAGATGAAAGAGATACATTGTATGAAGGTAGAATTAACCCAATTGCAACATTCGCTTCTGAAGGACTTGTTATATTTGGTAATAAAAACTTACAAACTAAAGATTCTGCATTAAACAGACTTAACGTAAGAAGGTTATTATTACAAGCAAGAAAATTAATATCTGCTGTATCAATAAGATTATTATTCGAACAAAACGATGAAGTAGTAAGAAATCAATTCAAAACATTGGTTAACCCAATTCTTGAAAACATTAGAAGTGAAAGAGGTCTTACAGATTTCCGTGTAGAAGTTGATAACACACCTGAATCAATTGATAGAGGTGAATTAAATGGTAGAATTTTAATAAAACCAACTAGAGCTTTAGAGTTCATCACAGTTGAATTTGTGGTAATGAATACTGGTGCTTCATTCGAGGACATATAAAGTATTAATATAATAAAAAACTCCTTAATGATTTATTAAGGAGTTTTTTTATATGTAATAGTTCCACAATCATAAATTCTATTAAAACCCCTATTACTCATTATCTCACATTCAGTTAGATTTCCATCAAAACCTTCTTTAATTAATTTATCTTTTCTAAAACCAAATCTATGTTTACGATTTTTATTAATAACATACCAATAATTAGGTTTGTTGATTCTAATTTCTTCAAAACCTAATGTTTTATATAATCCACCATCACTCCATCTTCTATCTGCATAACTAACAATTTCTTTCGGCCTATTTTCACGTATGAAATGTTTTAAAAGTTTTGATGCACCACCAATAACATTTGTGTTTAATTTATTACAAAATCTAGACAATTCAAAATCATATTTTTGTTGTCCAATACCCAATCTAGGTTTATTAAATAACATAATACTAACCAATTCACCCTTATAACGCAATCCAATGTGATGCGTTGCATTTATACCACCTTGTAGGTGATTATCATTAAGAAATTTAATACTCTCTGAGTTACTTATATTATCTATAATACACTCTCTACCATAAATTCTATTTTCAGTTAGATTTAATAGATTTTTTAATCTTGATTTAACAATTTCTGGTGTGTTAACCCATTCATCTTCAAAAATATGGATTAATTGAATACCTTGTTTATCACATAATTGGGTTTTATTTAAATGATAATCTTTATTTAAAAATTCTTCAGAATGCCAATATAATCCATCAAACTCGATTGCTATTTTCTTAGATGGTATGTATATATCTAATTCTTTACCTAATATTATTGACCTATTAGATGTAATTGTGTCAACACCTAACGAATTAATGAATTTATTAATTTCAATTTCTTGGTTGGATATAATTGAGACACATTTAGCACAACCATGTCCACTTAAATGGTCATAAGGTAATTGCTCAAAATCACCATGCTTGGGGCATGTAATATTGTATTTATTAACCATATTAACATAATCACCAGACTTGTAAGTGTATTTATTATTATGAACAAGATTAGCTTTTATTATGAATTCTGTGTTTGATAAAGTTAATTTAACTTTTGTAGATTCAATACCACAACTAGGGCAGCCTTTACCTCTAATATGATTATAAGGTTGTTGTTTAAATTCACCATGAATTGGACATATAATTGTAACTTTTGTTTTTGAATCTACATAATTAACTTTGATGTAATCATATTTATTACCATGGGTATTTTCAGATTTAATTAAAAAATCAGTTAATGTTTCTTTTATATTTTTACGTTCTAAATGACATTTTTGACAACCCGATTTATAATGACCATTTGGTAATTGTTCAAAATCACCATGTTTGGGGCATGTTATTATTAATTTATTTTCAGAACCGTTATACACTGTTTTAGAATAATTATATTTATTACCATGAGTGTTTTTAGCTTTAATTAAAAACTCATCTAAATTAGTAACTTTACCACCACATAAAACACATTTTTTATAACCTCTTAAATGTTCAATAGGTGTTTGTTTAAAATAAATTAAATGTTCATTACATAGGATATCTATTGGTGTTTGACTATCTAGGTAATTCATTTTTGAATAATCGAATTTATTTTTGAATTTATTTTTAACCTTTTCTAAAAATTTATCAACCTTTTTAATATTTTTTTTCATTTTTTTTATATTTATTATTAAATAACAATTAGTATTTTACAATGATACTACAAAAAATTTAAAAAAACAAGAAAATATGTCAGATTTATTGATGAAAATGCCCGTACCATACGAGCCTAAGAAAAAAAATAGATGGTTAATGAGATTTCCAGCCGAATTAGGTATTCAACAATGGTGGTTGCAATCAGCATCACGTCCTTCAATAGAACAAAATGAAGTGGAGATTCCTTTCTTGAATACTTCAACTTGGGTTATTGGTAGATTTACTTGGTCAACAATAGACGTTGTTTTCAGGGATGCAATTGGACCTTCATCTTCTCAAGCTATTATGGAATGGGTAAGATTACAATCTGAGTCAGTAACTGGAAGACAAGGTTACGCTGCTGGATATAAAAAAGACGTTGAAATTGAAATGTTAGACCCAACTGGTGTTGTTGTTGAAAAATGGCAATTACAAGGAACGATGTTAACAAATGTTGGTTTTGGTGATTTAGCAATGGATGATGATGGTATCGCAGATATCACAGCTACATTGAGATTTGACAGAGCAATATTAATATTCTAGTATCATACTGATTATCAGTTAGTTACAAATTAAAAAGTAAAATAGCTACGTCAAATATTAGGATTCTAAAATTTCAAATAATGATATACAATATGTCATGTGGTTTGAAATGAAAATAAACGGTTTAGGACCGATTATAGTCAAACGGCTATTAAAATCACTTAAGTTTCGCTACCTAAGTGATTTTTTTTTATATTTATATTAAACAGATTTTATGAAAATACCAATAGTTAAATACAGTGATAAATTCTTAGACTCAATTAGTTGGTTTATGAAAATAGGTGGCGTTACTTTATGGCCATATATCGTATTAAGAGAAAGATATAATAGCTCACAATATTATAAAAATGTGGCTAAAAAAATTATTAATCACGAATCAATTCATATAAAACAACAACAAGAAATGTTAGTGATACCATTTTATTTATGGTATGGTATTGAATGGTTTATAAAACTTTTTAAATACGGCACAAAGGCGTATAATAACATTTCATTTGAAAGAGAAGCGCATTCTAATGATGATAACCTAGATTATCTTAATGAAAGAAAATTCTGGGCATGGATTAAATATATATAAAATGACAAGAAGAAATGATAAAAAATCAGCAATGCGTGAAGCTAATAAGAGGTTTCAAGAAAGAATGAATGCTCAAAGTTTATATGCTGAAGAAAAAGTAGTTAAATACACTATTGTTCCAGATTTATACCCTCAATTGTCTAAAATCTTAAAATAATGAAAACAAAATTAAAGATAACCGAAGCACAATTTAAAAGATTAAAAGAAATTTTAATCAAAGAAACTAAATTTAGTTGGGATGGAAGATATGCCAACGAAGATGTGAACGAAATTATGCTGGGTAATGATATGGAATTACCATTAGAAGAAGATTTAGATGAAACATGTGGTTGTCCACTTAACCAACCAGAACCAACAGACGTTAAAAATAGTCAATGGTTTTCAAAAGAAGATGGTGAAAGAACTATCGATAATATCTACAATTAAGAAAAAAAACTTTATTTTAAGTATTTATAGTATATAATATATTTAAATAAGTTTTTATAAAATGGAAAAACCAAATGTATTCCCAGCATCAAAAATGACTGATGCTATGAAGGAAGCCAATGAAACTGGCACAAAAATAGCTCAACAAGCTAAAGAAGAATTAGCTATCATCGAAAAACACAAATCTAAAGGTGAAATGGAGGCTCAAGCTCAAATGAATAAAGAAAGTCTTGAGCGTTTAGAAGAACAATTAAGATTAAGAGATGAATTAATCGCACAAAGAAAGGCTGAAGCTCAAGGTCTAGAAATTGAAGCACCAATTGATGTTAAACCTAAAGTAAGTTATTCACAACCTGAAACAAAAGCGCATAAAAAAATTGAATTATCTAATGAAGATAGATATGCGGCTTTAAGTACTCCACAAGAAGACGTGCCTTATGACCTACTTAAATTACCAAGTGAAGGGTTATTATACAAAAAAGGTAAAAGTGCCTTAAAAGTGGCTTATTTGAATGCTATGGATGAGAATATCATTACCAACCCAAATCTTTTAAAGTCAGGAAAGTTTTTAGAGATATTAATCAATAGAAAAATATTAGATACTAACATTAGATATAAAGATTTACATGTTGGTGATAGAAATGCAATTATGATTTGGTTACGTTCTACAGGTTTTGGACCAATGTATAAAATTAAATTGAATGACCCTAACGATGATTATAAAGAATTTGAGGTTGAACTTGATTTATCTAAATTAGGAATTAAACATTTAGGTGTAAAACCTGATGAAAATGGTCATTTTACATTTAAATTACCTGTTGCTCAAACAACAATAAAATTTAGACTATTAAATACTGGTGATGTTGAAGATATTGAAACTCATTTGGATGAAATGTCTAAAGAAATGGGACCTGAATTTACTGACGCTTCAACATACACACTTTTAAAGCAAGTTGTTGCAGTTGAAGATGATTATGATTCTGAAACAGTTAAAAACTTTGTTGAACAAAAAATGAGACTTGGAGATGTGAGAGCATTTAGAAAGTATGTGAACGAAATTGAATCTGGCATTGATATGAATATCACAGTCGAGACTCCTGGGGGTGGGTCCCTTGCCACGTTTCTTCCCCTTAACTTTTCATTTTTTTGGCCTGACCTTGGAATATAAGAGGCAGTTATTGGAAGAAATTTATGTTTGTAGACAACATTTAGGGTTTTCTTATGAAGATTTAATGAGAATGCCAACTTATGAAAGACGATTCTTTATGGTTACGTTACAAAACGAAGCTATTGACGCTGAAGAACGTAGAAGTAGTGGTTCTAGAGTTACAAAAACAGGTAAATGGTCACAAACTAGGAAATATTCACCTAAATAAGAAAAGCCCTTAATTATTAGGGGTTTTTATAAAACGGAGCATAAAACCCACCCACCGTTTTTACGTGGGTGGGATATAAGCGACAAAAAAACTTGACCTTTTAACTATAGAGTTGTATATTTACAAATAATAAGTTATCGATAACCAAGATAACCTGTTCTTTGATGTATGATATGTGGTTGGCAAACAAGGTTTTGTTTGCCATAAAATCATGGAAAGCAAATGAAAAGAATTTTCATGTCTGAATGCGGGACGCATTTCGGACAATAAGCAAAAACAAGTGGAGGTGTTGTCGTTGGGCAAGTCAATGAAACTTGAAGCCCATCCATCACGAAGTGTGGATGGGTAGTTCACTAGATATTTATATTAAAACGATTCATTATGAGTGATATGACATACGCATATAAAGTTATGGCTTCATTATTATTAGAAGCTGAACTAAAGGAAGTTTTACCAAATATACAACAAGAAAGTGTAATTAGATTGGTTTTAAAAGATAAATCTGAAAAAACATTTTTTGTTGAGTCAAATTTAGCTGGTAGAGTTATTATGGTTGATAAAAGTGATGGTAAAGAATACACTTTTACCAAAGATGCGATTAGTGATGGTACTTTAACAATTTATAAATATGAAAAAAATTCACCAAGTGGTGAAGGTGCTAAAATCGTATTGAAAGTTGAAGAGTTTAGTACTGCTAAAAAAGGTGGCGAAATAAAACAAGTAGATATCGTTAAACCTATTGAAGAGAATCGTTTAGAGGAAAGAATGAATGAAATGAATGACATTATAAAAACGGCTAAAAAAGGTTCTATAATCAACATTGCTTCAGAAGAAAAAATTGCTGAAAATGATGGTATAACAAATAATATTTTTTTAAGAGTTAATGAAATTACCCCTAAAAAATTAAGTTGTACGTTAGAAGATATCAATTCTGATGGTGAAAGTACTAAAATTAAAACTTTATTAAATACATTTAAAAATAGAAATATATATATCAGCATTAATAGTTTAGTAAAAATTAAAAATAACGATTTAGTGTTAAATCTTTATAGGTCAGATAGAATTGTACAAATTACTGGGTTATTAAATATTGAAGTAGGTGGCGGTGGGGTTGATAACGGTGATAGTGATTACACACCAATGAGTAAACAAGAATTAATTGATAAAATCAAAAGTAGCCCACATAGTAAAGAATATTTAGAAGCTATGGATAAAACACCTGATTTTTGGGATACATTAATGAATGCATCACCAAAAGGTGTTAATCAATTAAACCAAATATTAGATAAAGAGGTAACTAAAAATTCTTATTTAACCGTAGGAAGGCAAATTCAATTCGAAATAATTTCTGGGTCAGTTATAGTTGACAATAACATTAAATTATTGAATACTGATAAATTTAGAAGTCATAAATACCCTGGTAAAATAGAAAAAGGTAATATTATAATAAGTGGGCGTAGAAGAAGTACTAATGGACATTGGGAGTTAAAAATTTTAAAAGATTTAGGTGATGGTAATTTTAAAGTTAGGGTAAGTCATTGTGATATGGACCTTAATTGTAAAATAGTAGAGGATGAAGGCGCAATAAGAATTGTTGAATAATATAAATAATGGCTAAGAAAAATAAACTACAAGAAGAAGAACTTGCTGCCCATAAAGAGAGGGTTAGATTGATTAATGAAGCGTCAAAAAGTTTAAATGACTATAATAAGTTATTACACGAAACTGAAAGCCTCAATAAAAATCTATTATACATACAAGGTCAACGTGCTAAACTACAAGAAGAAGCTAAAAAGCTTCAAGATGAAATAACTAAACGTGAAGCTAACGGTCTTGCATTAACTGATAAAGAAATTGATGCCCGTAAGGTTAAAATAGGGTTAATAAATAATGAGGTTAATTCACTTACAAACGTTGAAATTCAAGCTGAGAAAAACCTTAAAATACACCAAGATGCAGTAAAAAGTGTTAAAGTCCATGCTTTAACTGCAAAAGATATTGTTAGACAAACCAAAGAGTTAGGTAAAATATTATATGACCAACGTCATTATTGGTTAAAACAACAAAAATCTGTTAGAGAGACCGAACTTCAAATGGGTATTCTTTCTAACCAAGCTGCTGGATTCAGAGATAACATATATAAATCTTCTATTACTACTGCTAAAATTGGTATTAACACTAAAGATTTAGCACAACTTCAAGGTAGATATAGTGACAATATTGGGCGTAGTGTTCAATTATCTGGTGAGCAATTAGAGGCAATGTCTCAATTAGCTAAAGGTACTGTTTTAGGTGTTGAGGGTGCTGGTGAATTTGCCGCTGAAATGGAAAACTTCAATATTTCAGCAAAAGGTTCCGTAGCATTCGTTGAAGATATGCTTGCTACATCCACTAAAATGGGTGTTTCAAGTGGTAAAGTTATTAAGAATGTTCAAAATAACATGAAAATAGCTAACAAATATGCATTTAAAGGTGGTATTAAAGGTTTAGGTGAGATGGCTAACCTAGCTACCAAATTTAAAATTGAAATGCAAACTATTGCTGATTTCGCTGAAAACTTAATCACACCTGAAGGTGCGGTAGAAGCTGCGGCTAAATTACAAGTTTTAGGTGGTGCTTGGGCTAGATTAGGTGACCCATTCGAGTTGATGTATAGAAGTAGAAATGATATGAAAGGGCTAACTCAAGATATTATCAATGCTACTAAAGAAACGGCTAGATTTGATGAAGCTACTGGTGAAGTTACTATTGACCCAATGGAATTACATAGGTTAAGGGAAGTTGCCAATGCAACAGGAATGTCATTTGATGAATTAGCTAAATCAGCTAGGGAAGCTGCAAAATTTACTAAAATAGAAAGTGGTATATCTAGTATTTTCAGTGATGAAGATAAATCATTTATATCAAGTCTTGCTCAATTTGATAAAGATAGTGGTGAGTTCAAGGTTACCATGCAAGTAGGTAACGAAACGGTAACTGAAAGTGTTGATGCACTTCAAAGAATTACACCTGAAATTGTAAAATCACAACAAGAATACCAGAAAAGTCTTCAAGGAAGAGCTGAAGAAGCGATGACATTCAATGAAAGATTTGATGCGTTGAAAGATACCTTTAAATCTGGATTATTACCAGCATTTGAAAAGATTTCAGGTGTGATTGAAAGTTTAATTGCTACTTTCAGTCCTATGGTCACAAATATAGCTGAATTTATGGCTGAATGGCCAAAAACATTTGCAGCTATTGGTGGTGTAGTTACTGGATTAGCATTGATTGGTAAAGAAGCTTTATGGTTTGCTAGAGGTATTAAATTAGGTTTAGGTTTTAATAGTGTTGCTAATGCTGATGGTGGTATTAATAGCCTTTTAGATGATGCTAAAGGTGTTACTTCTAAACAATGGGGTGGTAAATTATTTGGTAATATGGCTAAAGGTGGTGGATTTAAAGGGTTACTTAGAAATGTAGGTAAAGGTTCAGTTTCTGGTGGTGCTATTGGTGCTGGTCTTTTAGCTGGTGGTTTAGCTGGTTATAATGAATGGTCTGAAAACAAAGAAGCTGGTATGGATACTGGTGAAAATATACATCGTACTGCAATGACTGGCCTTGGTGGTGGCCTTGGTGCTTGGGGTGGTGCTGCTGCTGGTGCTGCAATTGGTTCAATTATTCCTGTAATTGGTACTACTATTGGTGGTATTGTTGGTGGTATTGTTGGTGGTTGGGGTGGTACTAAACTCGGTGATTTGGCTGGTGATGCTAGATATGGTGGTGAAGGTATGAATTATAGTATGCCACAAAATGATTTCATTGCTAGACCTAATCAAGATGCAATTCCATTTAATTCAAGTGATACATTGATTGGAGCTAAACCCGATGGACCTATTGATAGAATATTAGATAAAAACGGCATTGCTAAGCCAGGTAAAAATGACGATTCAATTGATAGTTCATCATTAATAAAAGCGATTGAAAAAGGTAAGAACATTGAAAGATATATTAGTAAAGAAAAAGCTTATAACCATAGTGGTAGTAAGGTTTTAGTCGAATTTAATAAACCTTTAGCGGTTGAAGGAAAGTTAGAATTAACTACTAATGATGGAAGTTTTAAAATTGATTTAAACGACCCATTTTTAATGAGAGAATTGAGTAGGAAGATACAAGAACAATTAACTTCGGCTATTAATGGAGGTAGAATACCTTCTAACCCAATTGTTGCTTAATTATTTTATCTCTCAAAACCCTTATAAAATAAGGAAAAGTAAAATTTTTTAAAAAAAGTTGAGTTTTTCCTTGTATTTTTTTAATTTATTTTGTTTTTTATAAAGTATTAATAGAATATATTATATATTAAAATTAATTTAAATACTAATAGTATACTAATTTAAATACTAATATTGCGTTTTTAAGTTTTCAACTAAACCCTACTGTTTTTAATGAATTAAAATTAAAATATAAAAAAAGAGTTAAATTAATATTTATAATAAAAGAAAAGCATGGCTAATTCAATAAATTATTTATCTCCCAATTTTAGAGATTTGTTATTAAACAGAAATTTAATATTATCTGATACTGTAACTAATAACGGTTTAAGTGTTTCTGCTATTGGTTTAGGTTCTCAAGCGAATATATCCACTAATTTTGATTCCATTCAACCATCTGAAAATTTAGAAGATTCAGGTGTTAATTATCGTAATGATGTTATTAGTAGAAATAGATATACTTCAACCGAAGATATGGTTGCCGCAACCATAATAAACAATTCTTATAGTTATGCTCAACGTGATGGTGGTTATATTGATGAGAATAAAGATTTAAATCTTGGTGGTTATGGAACCAAAAGTTTGGATGTTTTAGATAGTATTCTATCTCAAGAAGGTTTTGGATTAGGAAATGGTAGTTTCACTTCTCAAGGTGACATCAGAACAACATTAGCTGGGAGGGCTCTAGGAGCCACTGGGGGTATAAATGAGACACCTTTAGGTATAATAGGTGGTCAACAGTTACTTTTAGCTTTGGGTCAAAGAGCGACCTTTAATGCGCAAAGAGAGTTATTCGGTCAAGTTAATCTTCAACCGTTTAGTTTATTAAGTGGGTCTGACTTTATTGTACCCGATAATAGTATTACTGTTAGAGGTACAACTGCTGGTAGAATTGGTGATTTAGCTTTAGATATTACAGGATTCAATTTACCAATTGATATTATTGATGAAAACGCTTCAATTTTTACGAATAATGTAGACGTTAATATGAGTGAAGCTAGTTTATTAAGAAACGTTTCTTTAATCAAATATACAGGTAAAGGACAATTACTTAGATTATTTGATAATCTTAATTTAAATGAATTTAAACCTGCATATACTTCAGATGGTGCTGGTAGAAGTAAATTAGGTGTTACTGACCCTCGTGAATATAACGTAAATACTAGTGGTGTAACTTTAAATTCACTTGAGTTTAGTCCACTTAATGGTTTACCTGTTGCAAGTCAAACAGAATTTAACGGAAGTGATTCAATTTGGAACCCAAATTCAACTTTTAGTGATACTGGTGATTTATTATCTAAAACTAAAGATTTATTCAATGATATTGTAAAATATAAAATTAATTTCGATGCTCAAGGTACACCTTTAGTTGATTTCTCACAATTAAACACACCATCAGGTAATAGATTATCTAAAAGTAGTGGGGTTTTAAGTCAAGATTATCTAATGGGTAGTTCTGATATTGATAATGTGTTTTGTAGAACATGGACATCAACTAAAACTTATGGTTCAGTTAGTGATTTACAAAAAAATAGCGGGTTATTTAATTATAGAGATAAAATTAGGAATGATATTGAAGATTCTGTATTAGGTAGTAATGGTTTTGTTAAAATTTCACCTTATAAAATACCTGATAGCGGTGCTGTTGACCCTTATGAGGCTAAGAAATTCATGTTTTCAATTGAAAACTTAGCTTGGAATGATTCATTAGAAAACTTACCTAAATTTGAAATTGGTAATGGTGACCCTAAAACAGGAACTAAAGGTAGAATTATGTGGTTTCCACCATATGACATAAAATTTACTGACACAACAACAATTGATTGGGATTCAACTAAATTCATTGGTAGAGGAGAACCAGTTTATACTTATAATAATACTGAAAGAAGTGGTACTTTAGCATTTAAAGTAATAATTGATTATCCTGATTATATGAATAATAGTAAAATTATTACTAATGAATTAATGGCTAGTTTAGTTGCTGGTTGCACTGATTATAACCAATATTTTTCACAAAATGAATTAGCTCAATTACAAGAAGAAATAAATGCTGATATTAAATTAGAAGAAGAATTTATAGCTACGGACGTTTATTTACCAGATAATTTTAACTTTTATTTCCCTAATGACGTTGCTTCGTTATATCCAGATTATGAAGATAACAATGCGATATCCCCACTTATTACATATTCTGAAGGTTACACATCAAGTGTAGGAACACCTTCCAATAACTGGACTCAATATGGATTAAATACTCGTTGGAATGTAGTAGGGTTTTCAGATTTAATTAAAGAGGCTGTATTACAAAATAATGGTATAGCTATTAAATTAAGTGGTTATGCAAGTAAAGTTGGGACTGCTGAATCAAATATAAGATTATCTGATGCTAGAATTGCAACAGTAAAACAATGGTTTCAAACTAATGTTAAAAGTGATATAAGATTTGTAGAAACAACATCAAGAGGTGATAAAGATGCTACTTCTGATGCTACTTATAGAGTAGATTCTGAGTTGGTTAAAAAAGAAAGAGCTGTGATAGTCGAATTCATTTATCAACCTGAATACGATGAACAAATATCAAATGTTACGGATATTAAGACAGAAAAAACAAATTCCGCAGCTAAAGAAATTATACGTAGAGTCACGAATAGATTCCATCGTGAAGATGAATATTTTGAGAAATTAAAGAAAAGTGATTCTCAAAGTGATAAAATTATTTATAATAATATTAGGGAGAAAATAAAATTCTTTCACCCAGCATTTCATTCAACAACACCAGAAGGATTTAATTCTAGATTAACATTTTTACAACAATGTACTAGGCAAGGCCCAACTAATAAAACTAACAAGAGTAATAATTTAGCTTTTGGAAAACCACCAGTATGTATTTTAAGAATTGGTGATTTTTATCACACTAAAATAATAATTAATAGCCTTGGGATAGATTATGAACCATTGGTTTGGGATTTAAATCCAGAAGGTGTTGGAGTTCAACCAATGATAGCAAATGTTAATATATCATTTAAATTCATTGGTGGAAGTGCGTTAAATGGGCCTATAAATAAATTACAAAATGCTGTTTCTTTTAATTATTTTGCCAATTCGGGTGTTTATGACCCTAGAGCTGATAGATGGGTTAGGAAAGAAAAAATAAACCCAACAAAACCAGAATTATTTGACCCTTTAGAAGGTGTTACTAATTTAAGAGAGTTTGCTGAAGAAGCTTATGACCCATTTAAGAAACCAAAAACCTCACTAAAAAATGATGAAAATACTGTAGCTGAAGTTGAAGCTAAAAAACAAAGTGAAGTAAATGCAACTACCATTTCAGATGAGCAGATATTTAAAAATCTTGGATGGACTGTAAAATTTAATAGTTTTGTAAATTTAGGTACCACAAATACTTTTGATTTAACTTATACTAGTGGAGGTAGTTACCCATTAACTAGTCTTTCTAAAAATTATGGCTATAAAATCGAAATTGGAACTTCAAGTGGGTTTAAAATAATTATGACTGGGCAATTTAATTCTACGTCACCTAACAGTGCGGTTATAAATTCTTCAGCATCAATACCTAATACAACTTGGAATCAATCAGAGTATGGTACTGGTAATAAATCATTTAAATTTTCTTTAACGAGTGGTGGTCTTACTTATACTGAAACAATAATAGTTGATGTAGAAACTGGTTTAGAGATTTAAAATTAAAAATTATGGCACAAAAATATTTAGATAGATACGATAGGTTTAGGAGTGACAATGACTATAAACCAATCCCTGGAATTAAGATACCAGAAAAAAATACAGATAAGTACTTGATTTATAAGGTTGGTAGCACTAGATTTGATGTGTTGAGTCAAAAATATTACGATACACCTTATTATGGGTGGTTAATTATGTTAGCAAACCCAGAATTTGGAGGTTTAGAATTCAACATACCAAATAATAAAATAATTAGGGTACCATTCCCTTTCGTTACATCTATTAATGATTATTTAGATGAAATAGATATATATTTCAAATTGTATGGCTAATTTAAAGTCGAATGTTAAAGTTACTAAAGTTAAGAATCTTTGGGTTATAGACCCAAATGGTGAAGACTCTACAGCAGCTAATTTAGAAGATTTAAATATATCTGTTGAGTTAGAAGTTTTAGTAAGAGGTGATGACCCTATAATTTATTCTAAAAATAATATAAACGCTACTAACCCTACCAGTAATGAAGTAACTAGAATTAGTTTTATTGATGGTTCTGGTAATGAAGAAAAGTATTTAACAACTCACTACACTGAATTAAACACTAAATTTAATAGGGATAATAAAGATTTGGGTACATTAGGTATCGAGACAATAGATATTAGTTTTAACACTTCATATGTACCTATTGTAAAAATCAAATTCAAAGATATAAGAGGTCAATTATTTGAATTAGGTGAAGAGTCACCATATTCATTTTTATTTAAAATGCCTTACCCAATATTTTATTTAACTGTTAAAGGTTATTACGGAAAACCCGTTCAATATGCTTTACATATGACTAAATTTAACGGTAATTTAGATAATGAAACGGGTAGTTTTATTATTACATGTGATTTTATTGGTTATACATATGCATTTTTATCTGATTTATTAATGGGTATATTAAAAGGAACGCCTTACACACAAAAAGGTATTAATGCTATTAAATCCATTCAAGGGTTTACAACTTTTGAAGAATTACGAAGTATTGTTAAAAAATTGGAAGATTATATCATTAAATTCAGAGAAGATAATAAACAATTAAAGGCGTTAACCATTTATGATAAATTAAATACGAAATTACTTTCCATTGAACAATCATTAACAAATGTGTTTCCATTAATATTTGAAGGTTATACTAAACTTACTGACACTGGGGTAACCACAGCTCAAAACATGGCTGTAGCTATGAATACCAATGTAAATTATTTCACAAATAATCCTGATTATTTAAAACCATATACATTATCTGACACTACTAAAAAAGAATATAAAAATTCCACATTAAAATTAGTTGAAGAATATAATGAGTTAAACCAAGTTAAAGGGGATTCAAAAACTTTTAAGTTAAATATTGAAGATTTTCAATTGGATAGTAATGGAATATTTTATAATAATTTTAAAGTAGCAGATTTTATTCGTAAAAACGAATTTAATATAGCTACTACATCATTTTATTCATTTGATGAATTTCAAAAAAGTAAGGATATTAAAAAATACCTTAATTTTAAAATAAAAGAACAAAATGACACTTTTATTAAAGAAATGTATGGGTATACGCTTGATATAATTAATAAAAAGTATAGAGATAATAATTTAATAACCGACCCTTCAATAAAAAACATGGTTGATATTAGATTTGCATTAAATAAAGTTAGATTAACTAGGGAAAAATTACAAGAGGAATTTGATAAAAATAAAAAGTTAGTAACTGAATCTTTCACTCAAGATATTAACAGTTTCTTAAAAAAAGAAGGAACTAAATTTGACGCTTCAATAGGGTCTTTATTTAAAATTTTATGTGACCATGTTGATTTATTTATTGATGTTGTTAAAAACCTTGAAGAAGAAATAGAAAATGACCGAAAAAATGGTAATAGAAATTTACAAGCAGCTGATAAAAGAAATTTTACTGAATTTATAAGCATTAACGGTTCTAATCAAATTGCGGTTGCACCATTTCCAGAATATGTAGAAGATGAAGGTAAAGACACCAACGGTGATGGTACTTTGGTTGAAAAATGGTTAGGTTCTAAGCGTAAATTTAGTGAATATGCTGAAGTTAAATTTATCAACGATTTATACGATTCTATTAAAATGGCCGCTAAAAAGGATAAAGAAATAATAGAGGGTATTTACGCTGACTCTAAAGCGTGGTTTCCAATAAACCCATTAGAAACATTAGCGTTTGATGAAAACAATGAAAATCCTTGGAATAGCGTAATCCATTCTAACATACAACCAGCCATGAAATTGATTGTTCAAAGAATGGCATTATTTTTAGGTTTTTCGCATAAAAATTTAACTATTGAAGAAATTACTGAAGTAGCTAAAATTGAAGCTAATCAAGCCTATAACACTCTTATAGATGTTAAAAATGTTATAATAGAACCTAACGGTAATATTGATACACAAATAAAAACATATTTTGGTGATAGTCAAGAAACATTTGGTAAAGTAGGCACATTTCATGGATTAAGATTATATTATAATAAAAGTTTTTTAGGTGGGGATAAAATTGTTTATCATCACGATAAACCAGATATTGGTAATGGTGGTTTTAAAAATTTTAATGATGCATTTAATAACAGACCAGAATTTATTCCAATTAACCAAACAACCAAATCTTTAGATAGTAAATTTAATGAATTAAATACAAATACTGGTAGAAGTTATTTTAATGGTACGTTTATTAGTAATGTAATATCTAATAGTCAATTGAATGAGGGTACAAATAATGAGATTGAATATGAAAAATTTATTAAAATAATAGATAAAAGTGATTATACTAAACAATTAATTTACGAAAGTTATGTAACGGGTGGTGACGGTAATGGTGTTGTAAGCGAAATGGCTGAAAATGAGTTAGTGAGTACACATAATACATTACTTGGTGGTCGATATAGAACACATGAATTCATGACATACAAAACTCCAAAAAGTGAATCACCTTTATTTTATGAATTTTATGATATAAGATTAAAAGAAAATCTTATAAGTAGAGCTGGTGATGAAGGTAAAAATTTTATTTTTAATTCAAATTTTAAAAGTAATAAAAAAATTTATAATTTATTTGGTTCTAGATTTTATTATAATCAAACAGATAATTATAGTAAAGCTTTATTATTTTTACATTCAATACCTTTTGAAGGACTTTTATATAAAAATTCTTATGAAATTTTACCTTTAGGGTTATTGAGTAATAAAACTTTAAAATATTTTAATGAAAGGGCTGGGTTTACTTCAATCCCATATTCTTGGATTTTGTTTATGGGTGGTTTATTATTTAGAAATTCTAAATCTTCAGATATTCTTAAATATAGTATAACAAAAATTGGTGATGAAAGTTTAATTCCTAATATAAATAATGTTGAAATCAATAAAGATGAATACTTAATTTATTCATCAATTAGTAGTACACCAATAAATTTTAATACTGTTAGTATAGGTTCTACTAAGTACGAACAACTTTCAGATGTAATTAAAAATTTACCAAATAGTGTTAAAGATATTTTCATCAATGAGTTTATTAATTGGGTTGATAGTGAAAATGGTTGGTTAAATATACAGAATAATTTAGAAATTTTTGATGATACCACATCAGATGACCAAATAATTACAATTTGGAATAACTTAAAAGTCAACCCTAATGATACGACAGGATTTAAAACAAATGTTTCAACTAATTATAAAGTTATACCAAATAACGAAAAGGGTTATTTTGATTTAGAAATCATAACCGCTAGTCCAGCGTCAAATGATACATTCTTATTTCTTATTGATGAAAAAGTTTTAATAAACGGAACTTATAGAATTTGGGAAGGTAAAACTGATAGAATTAGTAATTTTGAAATTCCATCAATTCAACAAAAAGAATATCTTAGTACATTTTTTTCCACATATAAAACCTTAAATGCTACATCAACTAACCCTGATGCAGAAATTAATAAAAATTTATTTGGCACTGATAAAGTTGATGATATTAAATTAGGGTTATATAAAAATATTAAATCTATTTATAATAAATGGATTCTTGGTGTACATCCAAGTATGGAATCTATAATAACTGGTAATTTATACAAAAATTTTAACTTTCTAGATAGGGCTTATATTGATATTAGCGGTAAATTTAAAGTTTCACCTACTGGATTCGTAGATTACCTATCAAGTAATTCAAACATTAGTTTTTATAATTTTATTGCTAGAATACTTAGAGATAATAACTTTGATTTTATTCCATTACCAACATTTATTGATTATTCTTCTAAAGAAAGTGTTACTAGTATATTTGAACCATATAATTTTAATGATTCAGTTACTGCCACTAACCCACAATTTATTTGTATGTATTTTGGTGAACAATCAAATCAATTAAACATTGATAAAAAAAACACAAAAAGACCTAATGATAGTTTTTCATTACCAAGTAAATATGACCCAAAAACTGGTGAATTAATAATCACAGATACGGAATTACCAACAGATTTTAAAGATGGTGGTCAAAACATACCTTATTTTTTAGTTAATTATGTAGACCAAAACCAATCAATATTTAAAGAAATTCATTTAGACCAAAGTGAATTTACTGAAACAAATGAAAGTCTTGAAATTATCGATAGTCTTTCTAAATTGAATAGAAATAACTCAATTGGTCAAAACTTATTCGATATTTATAATAATAGAGCATACTCAGTTGAAGTTGAAATGTTAGGTTGTGCACAAATTCAACCATTTATGTTATTCCAAATTAATAATGTCCCTATTTTTGATGGTGCTTACACTATTATTAATACTAGACATCATATTAAAGCTAATCATATGACAACCACATTTAAAGGGGTTAGAATTAGAAGGATTAAAACTAAAATGGTTGATGATGAAACACTATATGCACATTTATTAGCTAACTTAGATGAAGTCGATTCTAAGGGGGCTTCATTAAGCGATTTAAGTAATGTTGGTAGTAATACAAATTATATTTTTACTAAACCTACAACAGCAGAACTCAACCAGAATCAAGTCGCTGTTAAACAATATTTTAAAGATAGAGGGTATAATAAAGAAATTGTTGCTGGAATCATGGGTAATATGGAGATTGAATCAAGTTTTAATTTATCAGCCGTAAACTCAAGAGATACAAATGAATTAGTATCAATAGGTTTAATACAATGGAATTTTGGTTCATACCCCGATGTATTTCAATTATATTCAAGTGGTATATTTTCAACTGTTGAACAACAATTAGATTATTTAACAAAAATGGAAACGTGGGATAAATTTATAAAAGAAGTAAATATAATCACACCACCTGTAACATATTATGATGAACAATATGTTGCATTTTTATTTGCTCATTATGTGGAAGTATGTTGTGGTTGCGCTAGAACTAAAGGTTATAACACTTTAAATGAAATTTATAGTGGGCCATATACTAAAGGTTGGGGATGTCCACAAGATGACCCAAATGCTACCATATTTTTTCCACATAAACGAAGTCAAGCTGCATCATACTTTATGAAAAGATTTAATAACCCAAAAGATGCATTATATTGGAAAGAACCCACTGTAGAAATAAATCATGGATTTATTTCTTCAATTTAATTATTTGTTTTTTTAATTATTTTTTAGTATCTTTGCAATATGGAAATAGCTAATATTGTTTGTACTGATGTAATAAATGTTGGCCCAGAGTTTAACGTTGTTAAATCTTTGGACGATATTATATACACCAATTTACCAACTTTAATCATAGGGTATGAAACAGTGGTGGATTTATATGGTATTGACAATATCAATGTATTAAATAGAAGTATTAATAAAAATATCTTTTGGACATTTAGACGAACTGTTGAACGTAAAATATATGAGCCAGACCTTGAGGACTTTATGAGGCATGCATATAAAAAAGCTATTGAAAATATAAACTATGTAGATTTAGATGTAATTCAATTTGATAGAAGTAAATTATATAAAATTGTTAAAAAAATACTTAAATTAAAAGACCCAATTTCTTATAAAAATGAGAATAATGTAATATATATTTATTCGGGTAATTTAATCTTTGGTGTTGACTTGAATTTATTGAATTTTGTAGGGTCTAATATTGAAAAAGCTGAGAAAAAAATAATTAAGAAAAGCAAGGTGTTTCTGGAAGGTAGTGAGATACTTATTGAATATAATAACCATTTGGAACGATTAAATTACGATTGTAAGTATGTTCCATTGTTATATTCAATTAATCCACATGAATAAAAAAATATTAATAGCCTCTTTTATAGATAAGGAGGTGTTAAAAGAGTTCTTAATATATATTCAAAACACCTTTGAGGTAGATTCAGATAAAGTTTTTATATTTGAAAGCCTCCAAGATAAATCCCAATATATCTTAACTTTTTTTATAGAATTACCGCTAGGGGGACATATAAACCTTAGAAAACACTTCAAAAACGCCTTAATAGTTCATAAAAAGAAAAAGACTTTTTATACGATAAATGCGTTAAATACGTTAATAGAAACTGAATTTGATTTACCAAAAGGTAATATCAATTATAAACAGTGGAAGATTGATTGGAGTAAATATGAAAACCAATTAATAATAAATAGTAACAATAATTTGGTTTTAATAGACTTAAAACGGTTTTTTTGCTAATTTCTCTCTATTTATATTAAAATAAGTACTTTAAATATTTAATATTATGGAGAAAAATAAATTAGACGATTTAAATAGGTTTTTGGAAGGTGATAATGAAGAAGGAACTGTTTGTGATTTAGATGGTAATTGCAGACCTAAACTTATTAAGGTTGATAAGAGTATTGTTGAAAGAGTCAACAAAAAAATAATAATTGAAGACGGAAGACAACTTTTAATGTAATGAAAAAATATACAAACGAAGATAATAAAAAAGATAGAGATAAATTCAGGTTATTATTTGAATATGATTTCTATGTAGAAGAAGAAGAGGTTTACGACCCTGAATTGGACAATGAAACTGGCGAAATTATTACCGAAGAGCCACCAGAAGGTGAAGCTCCAGAAGGTGGTGAAGATATGGGTGATGAAGAATTTCCTGAAGCTGGTAGTGAAGATATGGGTGATGAAGAATTTCCTGAAGCTGGTAGTGAAGAATTACCAGAACCAGAAGCAATGGAAGATGAAGTTGAATTAGATGTAACTGAATTAGTACAAGGCACGGAAGAAGCAAAAGCGTCTTCTGATAGAGCTAGTCAACAAATTGATATATTAATGGGTAAATTTGAAACATTATCTCAATCATTAGAAAAAATGACAGCAATTAATCAAAAAATTGATGATTTGGAACATGAAATTGAAAAAAGAAATCCAACACCACAAGAAAGATTAGAAATGCAATCATTAAATTCATTTCCATATAGCTTAAAATTAACAGATTATTGGTCAGAAAAAGAAGGTAATTATGACGCAATGGGTGGACAAAAAGAAGATGAAGAATATGTACTAACTCAAGATGAAGTAGATAGAGATTATAATGCAATTGAAATTAAAGATTCGTTTGTAAATCCAAATGAAGATGAATTTATTAAAAAGAAATTTTAACCTATAAAACATTAAAAAAGAGACTATTAAAGTGTGGTATGAAAATATCACACTTTTTTTTTGAAAAAACTTTAAAAAATACTTGTAATAATTTCTTTTCTGTAGTATAATTGCATCACGTTACTTAAATTCAGTTTAATTAACTAAAGATTGCCGCTGATGAATTATAACTGGTGGTAATACAAATAAAGACCCCGATATTAAAAAACGAAGTCGGGCCATTAAAAACAATTAATAAATTATTATGGAAACACAAAAAAACTCAGTGTTAGACGCAATGCTTTCTCAGTATGAAAAAGCTACATCATTCTCAAGTGAAAATTCATTTGATATTAAAAACTATTTTACAACTTTCTTACCTGATGGTATTGATAGTAAAATGAAACACATCAGAATTTTACCTGTAAACGGTTCTCCTTTTCAAGAAGTTCACGTTCATAGTGCAAAAGTTGATGGTAAAAATCGTAAATTTACATGTATCGCTAAATTAGAAGACGTACCATGTCCTTTCTGCGAAGCAAGAGAGAGACTTATGGCTACTGGCGAAAAAAGTGACGATGAATTAGCGAAAAGCTATAAATCTAGGTTAATGTATGTTGTTAAAGTAATTGATAGAGAAAATGAGGCTGACGGCCCAAAATTCTGGAGATTCCCAATCAACTATAAGAAAGAAGGTATCATGGACAAAATCATGGCATCTGTTCAAATGGTTGGTGAAGATATCACTGATGCAGAAACTGGAAGAGATTTAGTTCTTAACGTTGTAAGAGTTAAAAACCCAAGAGGTGGAACATATCCAGCAGTAAATTCAGTACAAGCAATGGACAGAAAACCATTAAGTTCTGATGCTAAATTATCTAAAAAATGGGTTGAAGACAAAAAAACATGGCAAGATGTTTATTCAGTGAAAGATTATGATTATTTAAAATTAATCGTGATGGGAGAAGTTCCAGCTTGGAGTAAAAAACTTGAAAAGTTTGTTGCTAAATCAAGCTTATCTCCTGAAGACGAACAAGATACCGCTGAAGACTTAGATTCTAAAGTGAGTATGGGTGCAAATGCACAAAAAAAATCTGAAACTCCAATTGAAACTGAAGTTCCAGTTGCCTCTAAAGAGACAACATATGTGGCTGATGTTGATATTGATGAAGAAGAAGATGATGATTTACCATTTTAATTAACGGTAAATTAAATAAGAAGTGAAAGGGGGTGAGGTTACCTACCCCCTTATTTTAGCTCTAATAATAACGAAATAGGGTTAAAATTAAATAAACTCAGGGGGCTCAATAATTATGGCTAAAAAACCATCAAAAACGACTGTAGCAAAGACCGAATACAGTTTAGAAGATTTTAAAAAATCACAAGGCATTCAAAAAACAATAAAAGATAAAGATTTAACTTGGGTTCCATTATCAAAAGCATGGCATGATGCGATTAAATTACCAGGATTTGCTAGAGGTTTTGTAAACTCAGTAAGAGGTTACTCAAACACTGGTAAATCAACTGCGTTTTATGAGGCAATTGCTGGGGCGCAAAGAATAGGTGACTTACCAGTTATATTTGAAACTGAAGGTAACTTTAATTGGACTCACGCTAGGTTATGCGGAATGCAATTTGAGGAAGTAGTGGATGAAGAAACGGGTGAAATCACTTATGGTGGTAATTTCCTGTTTATGGGTAATAAAGATTTACTTGATAGGTATCAAAATTATGACCACCAACACAGTAAAGAAGGTAAAACACCATTAAGATATGAACCAGTTTTGGAAGATATCGCTTTATATATGACAGAATTATTAGATTTACAAGCTGAAGGAAAATTAAATGAAAACCTATGTTTCTTATGGGATTCCATCGGAACTTTAAATGGTTTTAAATCTGCAATATCTAAAACAACTAACAATATGTGGAATGCTGGTTCAATGAAAGTATTTCAAGCAATTGTTAATTTTAGAATACCAACTTCTAGAAGAGAAGATAGTGAATTTACAAATACATTTATTTGTGTACAAAAAATTTGGTATGATAGTATGAATATGAAGATTAAACACAGTTGTGGTGAATTTATGTTCTTTAACTCTAGATTAATAGTTCATATGGGTGGCATTATTTCACATGGCACATCTAAACTTAAAGCAACTGCTTTAGGAAATGAATTTCAATATGGAACTGAAGTAAAAATTTCTTGTGAAAAGAATCATATTAATGGTATTGAAAAGAAAGGTAGTATTGCTTCAACACCGCATGGTTTCTGGAACCCAGATGAATTAGACGCTTATAAGAAAGAAAAAAGAGATTTCATACATGAAAATCTAAATGTGTCTTATGATGTTGAAATAGCATATACGACTGAAGAGGGTGAAAAATCTGTTGAAGATTTAGGAGCTTAATATTAACGTTAAAAAAAGGATTATGGCTAATAAGCCGAGAAAATTTAATACTCTTAGTAGTAATACTAAGAATATTTTACTTGTTGATGGAAACGCCCTATTTAAGTTGGGATTTTTTGGGGCGAAAGATATGTTTACTAGGGATGGTAAACACATAGGTGGACTCTATGCGTTTATTACCATCCTTAGAAAACTTCTTGAAGAAAAACTGTATCATAGGGTCTTTGTATTTTGGGATGGTAAATTTAGTGGTAAGATGAGATGGCAATTATACTCAGATTACAAAGTAGACCGAAATAAAGATTACATCAATGGTACGCACCCAGTTGACATACAAGAGGTAACTGAAAAATTTTTAATAAGACAATATCTAGAAGAATTATGTATTAGACAAATGATTGATAATACTAATGCTGGTGTTGAAGCTGATGATTTCATAGCTTATTATTGTAAAATTAAAAGTGCTGATGAAAAAATTACTATTTGTACAACGGATAGAGATTTGTGTCAATTAATTAATGAAGATGTTAGGATATATTTGTGTGATAAGAAAGCGTATATCGATACCAAAAATTATCGAGAGCATTTCAAACATCACCATAAAAATAGTAAACTGATAAAAATTATTGGTGGTGATAATAGTGATTGTATTAAGGGAATTAGCGGTGTTAAAGAAACTACATTACTAAAATACTTCCCTCAATTAGCTGAAAGAGAAATATCATTACAAGAAATAATTACTTTAGCTAAGGAATATCAAGAGGAAAGGATTAAAGAAAAGAAAAAACCAATAAAAGCATTGACAAATATTATTGAATCTAACACTGATGGTGTACAGGGTAAGGATATTTACAAAATCAATGAAGTGATTATTGATTTAAGTAATCCTTTAATTGATAAAGTAAATCAACAGTTATTGAAATATAACAAAGGGTCTATGGGTGATTTTGAAGAACGTGGAATTAAAAACGTTTACACATATATGAAACGTGATGGTGTTGCAAAACAAATTGAATCATTCAGTACCAACTATCTTTTACCTTTTAAACAACTGATAGAAAGAGAGAAAAAAGAAGCGAATTTAATAAATAATTAATTATGGAAAAAAGGACAGGCATCGTAAAACCATTTGAGTTTTCATTAAAGATTAATGATAATATCATTTGTCAAAGATTTTTTAGTATCAAAAATTATAATAGTGATAGTAGAGAGTCTTTAGAGATTAAAGAAATGATGGATGAAATCATGGGAGTAAATCAAAATTTAACATTAGGCCTTATACCTGAATTTTTCAAGTACCAATGTATTGATAATTCATATAAACCTTACAATTTACAAAACAACAATTTGTTTAACAAAGATGATTATTTTACATTAGAAGTGTCCAAAAATAATGTGAATAAATTGAAAAATAAAAACGGTCAGTTTGATATTACGGATTTAAAAAAAGACGTTATAGCTTCAGGAACGTTTGATGGTAATTTATTCCACCCAAATGTGAGGTATGAGATTGATATTAGAGGTATTATCCCAGAGATTATTAATATAATCTCAAAGTATTTGAGCCTGAAGGAATATACACATCATTTTGGTAGTGTTAAATTAACTAGGCTTAATAGACTAAGTGCTTATGATTTAGAGAGAATAAAACAAGATTAATATGAGTGACATCAACAAGCAAGATGGTTTTGGATTTTTAGGAATTCCTTACCAAAGAAGACTTATAACCCAATTAATCACAGACCATAAATTTGCTACAAATATAATGGGGATAGTAGACCCAAACTACTTCACAGATTTATATTTGAGAATTATAGCATCTGAAATAAAAAATGCGTTTGAGACTGATGAAGTTATACCAGATATTGAAAGCTTAGAATTTAGGTTAAATGGTAGAAAAGATAATGAAACTACTAAACTATATATCAAAGCATCAATAGCTGAAATTAAAGATGGTAACCTGAACGATTCAGAATATGTTCAGGATATGGCCATGAAATTTTGTAAACAACAAGAATTAAAGAAATCAGTTCATGAAATTCAAGAAATAATAGATAAAGGTGATTTAGATTCATATGATGAATGTGAAGAAATATTAAAAAGAGCGTTAGAAGTCGGAAGTGATAAAGATTCTGGAATTGATGTTTTTTTTAATATTGAGGCAGTTCTAGAGGATGATTTTAGAAAACCAATACCTACAGGTATTGCTGGTTTAGATGATAAAATGGGTGGTGGTTTATCAAAAGGTGAATTGGGTGTTATATTAGCACCGTTTGGTGTTGGTAAAGCACAACCATTACATTCTAAAATATTAACACCTAATGGTTGGACTACTATGGGTGAGATACAAGTTGGTGATGAAGTTATAAGTAGGGATGGTAAAGCGACTAAAGTCACTGGAGTGTTTCCACAAGGCGTTAGACCAATTTATGAGGTTAGATTTAATGATAATACTAAAACTTTATGTGATGCTGAACATTTATGGTCAGTTAATACAATCAATCAACGAAATAGAAAAACTAAAAAAAATGGTGTGATGGTTAAATTAGAACCTGATAATTCATTTAAAACTTTAAAAACTATTGATATGGTTGATAAAGTTAGGGTTTGGGGTAATAAGCGTTTAAATTATAAAATACCAAATATCTTACCCGTAAATTTTAATAAAAATGAATTAATTATTAACCCATATTTATTAGGTGTTATATTAGGTGATGGATGTATAACTGAACATAATCAACCCCATATTACAACTAAAGATGTTGAATTAATAGATGAAATTGAAAAATATCATAATAATATTAATATTACTGAGCAAACACGAATGTTTGAAGTTTACAAAAATGGGAAATTTGAAAATGTAGAAAGAACCTTAACAAAAATTTCTTTATTAGGTATTAAAGATGATTTAAGTAGTTTAAAATTATATGGTTGTAATTCAGAAACTAAATTTATCCCACATAACTATCTATATTCTTCAGTTGAAGATAGAGTTTCGTTATTACAAGGATTAGTAGATACTGATGGTTATATTGGTAACAATAGAATTGAGATTTGTACCGTATCAAAAATGATGTCGGAACAAATCAAAGAATTAGTATTGTCATTAGGTGGTACTTGTAATATAGGTGTAAAAATTGGTAGTTATTTGAAAGAGGGGGTTAAAATTAGATGTAAAAAAGCATATCGAGTTTATTTTAGTTTACCAACACAAATAAAATTTAATCCATGTAGACTTGAAAGGAAGTTGAATAATTTAAGTAAAAGGTCTAAATATGCTAATAATAAATTTATTACTAGTATTGAATATTCACATGAGGAAGAAGCTCAATGTATTATGGTTGATAATCCAGAACATTTATATATAACTGATGATTATATAGTAACACATAACACAACCATGGTCACCAAAATAGCCAACGAAGCTTTTAATCATGGATATAATGTTCTTCAAATATTTTTTGAAGATATTCCTAAAGTGATTCAAAGAAAACATTTATCATGTTGGACTGGGATAGCTCAAAACGATTTACCATTAAAAGCAAACAGACCCATCATTGATGAAGTCATGAAAGAAAAAAATGATGGTAAAGGGTATTTAGAATTGAAAAAATTTCCTAGTGATGGAACAACAATTCCTATGATTAAAAATTATATTAGAAAACTAGCAGCCGCTGGTAGAAAACCTGATGTAATTTTAATTGATTACATTGATTGTGTATCATCAACCAAACATTACGATAAGGGATATGAGGCTGAAGGGCCAATTATGAGACAATTCGAATCATTATTGAGCGAATTTGATTTGGTTGGATGGACTGCAATTCAAGGTAATCGATGTGTTTCATTAGATACTATTATTGAAGATTCTAAACGTGGTAAAATTGAAATTAGAGATGTTAAGTTAGGGGATGAAATTTTAACTCATAAGGGTTACAAAAAAGTTACCCATATATTTCCTATTGCTAAGCAACCAGTTTATAAAATAAAATTAAAATCTGGTAAAACCATTAAAGTATCTAAAAAACATAAGTTCCCAACAAAAGATGGTGAAATGTTATCAATTGAAGATGGTTTAAAAGTTGGAAACATACTTTTAGGTAAAAAATAATAATAATCTTTTTTGTATTGCACTTAAACTTTTACATTATCGGTGATATTTATATTAAAATATTATCATGATTAAAATTGACGTAGAAAATGTAATTAATAGAAAAACCATAAAACCCCTTTATCTAAAAGGGGTTTTAACTCAAAGACATAAAAATGAAATAAATAATATTTGTGATGTATATAATAGTGTTACTATAAAAAATAGAATTAAAAATATACACGATTTTATAAAATATGATGTTGACGGTACAATCCCTTGGGTTAAAAGGTTGGAAATTATACAGAAAGAATTGAATAATGATATTGCTAGTAAGTATGCCTTAGAAATAAGATATGGTAAGTGTAATGTAGATAAAAAGAGGTTTGAATTGGGGGTTAAGTTTTCTCATACTTTGGAAAAGTATATTGAAAAATATGGTAAAATAATCGGTAATGAAAAGTATGATGAATATTTAAGAAAATCTAAAACACCTTGGGGTTTAAAAGGTTGTGTGGATAGATATGGTGAAATAGAAGGTAAAAAAAAATGGGTGGAAAGGTTAAATAAAAAAATAAACACTCAAAATGAAAGAAAAAAAATAAAACCATATAGGAATGGTAGGACATTGAATGAATATCAAAATAAATATGGTGTAAAACTTGGTTACTTTAAGTGGAAAAAAAGAAATGAAAAGCAGAGTTATAGATTCTCAAAAAAATATTATATAAATACTTATGGTAGTGAAAAAGGTAATATTAAATGGGTTGAGTATAAAAAAAGTATGGATAAAACTTCCTTAAAAAGTTTTATCAATAGGTATGGAGAAAAAGATGGGATTAATAAATATGAATCTTATTTAAGTAAAATTAATGATAGTGGTGTTTTTTATAGTAAAAGTTCACAAAAGTTATTTTGGTTAATTTATAATCAATTAAGTGACGATAAGAAAAAACTTTGTCGTTTTGCAAAATTAAATGGTGAAGAATATTTCATAGTAAATAAATTTGGTTTTAACAATATTTTAGTAGATTTTAAATGTGAGAATAAAATAATCGAATTTGATGGAGATTATTGGCATTTAAATAAAAAACAAATTGAAATTGATAAATTGAGGGATGAGTTTTTAACTTCTAAGGGTTATCAGATTTTAAGGGTTAGAGATAGTGAATTTGAGGTTAATAAAGAAAAAGTAATTAAAGAATGTATAAAATTTATAAAAAATGAATAAAAATGAAATTATGAATCTAGAGGGGTTTACTTTAGATGAAATAGAGAGTATTGACTTAATAGGTGAAGAAGATACCATAGATATAACTGTGGATGATACCCATATGTTTTTCGCTAATGATATATATACACATAATTCATCGATTAATGCTGAAAATGTTGATTCAAGTATGATTGGTGGGTCAATCAAAAAAGGTCAAATTGGGCATTTTATTGTTTCAATAGCTAAAGATTTAGACCAAAAAGAGGGTGGTAGAGCTAATATGGCGATATTAAAATCTAGGTTTGGTGTAGATGGAATTATTTTTACTGATGTAGTATTTGATAACTCCAAAATACAAATAACTATTGATGAAGGTAAAGTATTAAAAGCTTCAGAAATGGATGACTATAAGAATGAACAAGTTAAAGGAAGAATGAAAGATTTGTTCGAACAATATGAAAAAACTAAAGAAGTTTTAATCACTTCTGAAGTTGATAAAAAAGAAAAAACAGAGGATGTTAACTAAAAAAGAAAAAAGAGTTAAATATTTTAGCGGTGATGATTTAGCCGCAACGGTTTGGAATGATAAATACAAACTAGGGGATGAAGGTTCGGAAATTGAAGAATCTACGCCAGCTGATATGCACTTAAGAATGGCAAAAGAATTTGCTAGAGTTGATGGTAAATATCAAGTAAAAGAATTAAAAAAATTATTGGATAATCCAGAAATTAAACTTAGTGATTATGGATTTAATCGTAAAGATTTAACAGTTAAAGAAATATACGCTTTATTGGAGAATTTTGGTAAAATAGTTCCACAAGGTTCTGTTATGTCACAGTTAGGTAATGACGAACAAATTGGTTCATTATCTAATTGTTTTGTTATAGGACAACCTGAAGATTCTTATGGTGGAATTATGCTTAAAGACCAAGAATTGGTTCAATTGATGAAACGTAGAGGTGGTGTAGGTATCGATATATCGTCATTAAGACCTAGTGAAACTCCAACATCAAATGCGGCCAAGAGTTCAACTGGTGCAGTTTCTTTTATGGAAAGATTTAGTAACTCAACTAGAGAAGTTGCTCAAAATGGTCGTAGAGGTGCACTTATGCTTTCAATTGATGTAAGACATCCAGATGTAGCTGATTTCGTTAAGATTAAGAATGATAGAACCAAAGTTACTGGTGCTAACATATCAGTTTCATTAAGAGATGATTTCATGAAAGCGGTTAAAGCTGATGGGGATTATATTTTAAGATATCCAATTAATGAAGAAATACACCCTGAATGGGATGGATTGAATGAATATGAATATAATAAATTATATACGCTAGAAGATGCTAATAACGTTAAAACTTGGGTTAAAAAAATTAAAGCTAAAGAATTATATGACCTTATAATTGAGAATGCTTGGGACAACGCTGAACCTGGTCAGATTTTCATTGATAGACACTGGGATTATAGCCCTGATGGTGTTTATCCAGAATATAGAGGTATAACTACAAACCCTTCATTGCGTCATGATACATTAATACAAACTGATTTAGGGTTATACCCTATAAAGGAATTAGCTGAAAGTGATGGGTTAACAATCGTTAAAAATATTAAAAATGAATGGCAAGTTGGTAAAGTGTTTTTATCTGGTAAAGGTAAAGAATTGTATAAAATTACTTTTACTAATGGATATGAAGTATATTGCACTGCTGAGCATAAATGGCCGATATTGAATTCACAGAAAAATATTTTTAATAAAGTGAATGGTTCGGTTTTGAAAAAAAGGACTGATGAGTTAATGTTTGGACACCCAAAACTTGGTGGTGATAGAACACATTTAGAGTTTAACCCTAATTATGAGGGTAATGTGAGTTGTAAATTAACAAAAAATGATGGATTTTTAAGTGGTTATTGGTTAGGTGATGGACACACTTCGATAACAACTGAGGGAGTTAAACAATACGGATTTATAGTATCTGATGATGAATTATTAGATTGTGGCGATAAATTACTTAATATAATCGGTGAAAATAAAATAAAAAACACTAACAATAATTTTAATAGAGACCATGAAAGTGAAGCATACTCACTATATATTAGCGAGATTGGATTCAGAGAGTATTGTGATAGATTAAAATTAGGGTATGATAAAATTAATGGGATACCCGAAACAGTTTTCAAAAGTGGTAATAAATTTATAAAAGGGTTTATAGATGGATTGTTTTCTGCTGATGGCTCTGTGTGGGCTAATGAAGATTTAGTACATAGTAGAGTTACATTAACAAGTAGTAGATTTAACATAGTAAAAGACGTTCAAAAATTATTAAATTTATTTGGAATTTCTAGTAATATACAAGAGCGTAAAGATAAGTTAAATGATAAAACGTTTACTGGGTATAATTTAGTTATTAGTGGGGTACACAGTAGGAAATTTGCAACGTGTTTTACTTTAACTTCTAAAGATAAACAAGATAAATTAGATACTATATTAAATTATGAAAACACATATAAAGATAATAGAGAGTATTTAATTATTAAAAATGTTGAACCAACTGGTATTTTTGAGGATGTGTATGATATAACAGTATTTGATGATACACACACTTTTAAAGGAGAGTTTGGTACGACTGGTAATTGTGGTGAAATATTTATGCAACCATATGATGCTTGTAGATTAATGGCATTGAATTTTTATTCATTTGTAGATAACCCATTTACTAAAAACGCTAGAGTCAATTATCAAGCTGTATATGAAGCGGCCTACGAGCAACAAAGATTAGCTGATGATTTAGTTGATTTAGAATTAGAAAAAATTGATAGAATTATCGCTAAGGTTAAAAATGACCCTGAAAGCGAAATGACAAAAGCTGTTGAATTACAACTTTGGGAAAATATCCGTAAAGTTGCAGCTTCTGGTAGAAGAACTGGATGTGGTTTTACTGGGTTAGGTGATATGATTGCGGCCACTGGTGTTGATTATGATTCTGAAGAAGGGTTAGATATCATTGATAAGGTTATGAGGGCTAAAATGAGCGGTGAGTTAGACTGTACTATCGATTTAGCAGCTCTTAGAGGTCATTTCGATGGATATAACAACGAATTAGAGTATTCTGATGGTGTAGGCACCAATGAGTTCTTTAAGATGCTTAAAACTGAGTTTAAAGAGCAATATGATAGAATGATTATTTATGGAAGAAGAAACGTATCATTCTCAACGGTTGCACCTACAGGTTGCTTAGTTAAAGAAACTAAACTAAAAACAAATCGAGGTATCATTGAATTGAAAGATTTATTTTTAATTAATGGTATTGATATAGATAAATTAAAAAATGAAAAAAATATTTGGTTTGATATTGAAGAAGAAATAATGGTTTATGATATTAATGGTGGTGAACATAAAATAAATAAATTATATTGGAATGGTTATAGTAAAACTAAAAAAATTAAATTGGGTAATAATGAAAGTGTTGAATCTAGTACCGAACATAAGTGGTTGGTTAGGGTTTCTGAAACTGAGGCTAAATGGGTTAGAGCTGACGAATTGAAAATTTCTGATAAAATTATTAAAATAAATTAACTAAAACGCCCTTTGTTTTATACTTATTACAAAGGGCGTTAGTTATGAAAATAAAATATGTAGAATATTATAATGAATTGGTTAGTAAATATGGTGAAGAAGATGGGTTAAAAAAATATAAATCATTTTTGAGGTCATCAACATTAGAAACTTATATTATTAAATTTGGTGAAAAGCGTGGTACAGATAAATTCAATAATAAGAAAAAGTCAGGAATATCACTAGAAAAAATGATTGAGAAATATGGTGAAAAAGACGGTACTAATAGATATAATAATTGGTTATCTAAAATTAGGCAAGATTTACCAAATTTTATTAAGAGATATGGTGAAAAAGACGGATTAAAAAAATATAATGAATTTAAAGATAATTGTATTGTTAAAACAAAAATAAAAGAAAACCCCAACTCAAAATATAATAATAGGTTACATAATACTAGATATGAATTTTTTTTAGAAGAAAATAATGGTGATATTAATAAAGCTAAAAAACAATTAATTAAAAGACAAAGAACGAGTGATTTAAAATCTTTCATTAAAAAACACGGCTTAATAGAGGGTGAAAAAAAATATAAATTAGCTAATAAAAAAAAATCTAATAATATTAAGAATTTTATTAGATTATATGGTGATGTTGAAGGTAATAGACGATATTTTAATTATATTAAAAAACTAAAATATATTCATAGTGAAAAATATTATTTAGATAAGTATGGTGAAATAGAAGGTAAAGTTAGGTGGGTAGAATTGATTAATAAAAAAACTAATAATTTTATTAATGGTCAATCTAAAATTGGTGATGAATTTTGTAATAATTTATTTAATGAAATAAAAAAAGATGTTGATGATAAATATTATTTTTCTGAAAATGAATATAAATTCTTTATTCATGATGAAGAATATAAAATAATTCAGCCAGATTTTTTAATTAAAGAAAGTAAAATAGTTGTTGAATTTTATGGTGATTACTGGCATAGAAATCCAGAAATATATAATGATGATATTTCAAAAATAATTAGGGAAAAAGATGAAGAAAGGATAAAAAAAATAGAATCTTTAGGGTATATCATATATATTATATGGGAAAAGGAATATCGTTTAAATAAAATTGGAGTAATAAAAAATTTAAGTAATAAAATAATTAATAAAATAAAATAATGAAGGAAAATAACGAAATAATTGATATTAGTAATGTTAATTACAGTGAATGTGAAATATTAGATATTGTAGATGGATATGATTATACTATGGATTTTGAGGTGGGTGATACACATTACTATACATTAGAAAATGGTTTAGTGAGTCATAATAGTGTGAGTATTCTTACTCAAACTACTTCGGGGTTAGAGCCAGTATTTTCCGTATTCCCTTATTTAAGACGTAAAAAGTTAAACCCTAACGATAAAAACGCTAGAGTAGATTTTACTGATGATAATGGTGACCAATGGCAAGAGTTTTCAGTAACTCATAAACCGCTTATGGATTATATCAAAATCAATAAATTGGATGAAGCAATCACTGAATTAAATGATAAAATGAATAAAACCAAAGCTGAAGAAGAAGATTTAGTTTCTAAAGTGGTGATGTTCATAACCAATAACCCTAATCCGTATAGCAATAGTAGTGCTAATGACATTGATTGGATTGAAAGGGTTAAAATTCAATCAATAATTCAGAAATATACAACCCATTCAATTAGTTCAACAATTAATTTACCTACTGATGTAACTAAAGAGGAAGTTTCTGAAATTTACATCAAAGCTTGGGATATGAATTTGAAGGGTGTTACTATTTATCGTGATGGTTGTAGAACTGGAGTTTTAGTTACTAAAACTGACCCTAAAGAAGATGAAATTGTTTATACAGACGCACCAAAAAGACCTGAAAAATTAGAATGTGAAATTTATCATTCTAAAGTAAAAGGTAAAATTTATACAGTAATAATTGGATTATTAAAAGGTAAAGTTTATGAAGTATTTGCTAGTGATGAAGAAATTGGTAAAGGTTATACTGAAGCTTATAATAAGAAAATTAAATCTGGTCATTATAGTCTTATAACTAGAGGTACTGAAGAAATGATTTATGATAATATCGGTAGCAATATGACTGATGAAGAAGAGATGTTCACAAGAGGGTTATCAGCTGCATTAAGACATGGTATGCATGTTAAATTCGCTGTTGAAATGTGTAACAATGGGAAGGGTGATATCACTTCATTTACAAAGGTTATTGCTAGAACTCTTAAGAGATATATTGAGGATGGAACTTCTTCATCTAAAAAATGTCTTGATTGCGGTGCAGAAAATAGTATTATTTATGAAGAAGGTTGTCAGCGATGTAAAATCTGTGGTAGTTCTAAATGTGGTTAATTTTTAACAGCTTCCCTTATCATTTATGTTAAGGCCAAGAGGTGTAAGTCATATAGAATTAGACTTACACCTCTTTTTTTTGTTTAAAACTTTACTTTTAGATATTTATTAGTAAATAAAGTCATGGCAAATAAGAGTATTAATATTAACTTCCCCTTTAAAGATAGTCCAAAAGGGTTCTTTTTAGATTTAAATACCGTTGATAATAAAGCAATCAAGGCTGATTTATTACATTTAATTCTAACCAATAAGGGTGAACGTTTATATTTACCTGATTTTGGAACCAATTTAAGAAAATATTTATTTAATCCTTATGATGGAATTACTGAAAGTGAGATAAAATCTGAAATTAGTGAAGCCATTAAAAAATACATTCCTAATTTGAAAGTAAATTCAATAACTTTCGAAGAAGCACCTCAAAGTCAATATGGTGCTGTAGTTAAATTAGAGTACACTATCACTGAAGATGTATTCGAAACTCGTGACATGATTATTATTCAGTTATAATTTCATATTTTAAATTACCAGAATCGTAAATCCTATATAAACCTAATTTTTGTGTAATCTCATTTTCTGTTAAGTTTGAATCATAACCCATTTTAACTAATTTATGTTTTTGATATTTAAATCTATTCTCTCTTATTTTTAAAACATCATTAAATAATGTGTAATTAGGTAACGAAGCATGTTTAAATTCAAACCCTAAATTTTTATATAAATTACCAGAACTCCACCTTCTATCAGCATAGGATATAATTGATTTGGGTTTATAAGTTTTAACAAAGTATTTAAATAACTTACTAGCACCACCAATGACTGTAGTATCTAATTTATTACAAAATCTAATTAATTCCCACTCAGAGTTACCAAATATTTTTCTTTTACCAAAAGTCATTAGACTAATTAACTCATCATCATAATATAACCCTAATTTAATTTTAGAATTAACATTACCTTGAATATGGTTATTATCTAAAAATATCTTACTTGTTTTACTATCTATTAATTTTACAATAGTGTTTCTACCATAAATTCTATTCTTACTTAATCCCAATAAATTTTTCAATCTTGATTTAACAATTTCTTTTTTATAAACCCATTCATCTTCGAATAGGTGAATTAATTGAATACCTTTAGATTCACATAATTTAGTTTTATTTAAGTGATATTTTTTATCTTTATATATTTCTGAATGCCAATACAACCCATTAATTTCAATACCTATTTTTTTAGATGGTATGTAAATATCTAATTCTTTACCACCCAATACAGACCTATCATTTTTAATAAAATTTAAATCAATTGATTTAATAAAATCAATAACTTCCATTTCAATTATTGATGTTGAATTGGTACACTTTTTACAACCATAGTTATTTATATGGTATAAGGGTGTTTCTTTTACTAATCCGTGAGTTTTACAAATAATATCAACTTCAGTGGTCAAATCAATATATTTTACTTTAGAATAATCATATTTATTACCATGAATTTTTTTAGCTTTAGTTATAAATGATTTAGTGTCAAATACTCTACCTAAACAACTTAAACAACCTTGACCTTTTGATAAATGATTATTCGGTAATATATCAAACTCACCATGTTTAGGGCAAATAATTGTTATATTAGTTTTAGTGTCAACATATTTTACTTTAGAATAATCATATCTATCACCATGAATTTTTTTAGCTTTAGTTATAAAAATTTTGGTATCTAATTTAGCAGTTCCACCACAATATTTACACCCTTTACCTTTTATATGATTATCAGGTATTTGTTGAAATTCACCATGTTTAGGACAAATTATTATAACTTTATTCTTATTTCCAGAGTATTTTACTTTAGAATAATTATATCTATCACCATGAATTTTTTTAGATTCATTTATAAATTCTTCATTTGTTTTTAATTGAGATAACCCAAATTCTATATTTTTACATTTTGGACAACCTTGATTTCTATTTAAATGGTGCACTGGGGTTTTATAAAATTCACCATGTTTAGGGCAAACTATAATAACTTTATCATTATTTCTAACATACACTACTTTAGAATAATCATATCTATCACCATGAATTTTTTTAGATTCATTTATAAATTTTTTAGTTGTTTTTTTCATACCTATTTAAATATACCATAAATATACTAAAAAATAATTAAAAAACCTAATTTACTTTATTTTTTATAAAAATTATTTATCTTATATTTATAATAAAACAAATTATGAGTAAAGGAATTGCATATTCAAGTAGAAATTTTGCTGATGTAAGAACAGAATTAATAGATTTTGTAAAACAATATTACCCTGATATTTTATCGGATTTCAATGATGCATCTATTGGTATGCTTTTAATTGAGTTAAATGCTGCGGTTAGTGACATGCTTTCAGTAAACACTGATAGAATGTTTCAGGAAACTCAAATTGACTACGCACAACAAAGAAGTTCAGTATTATCAATGGCTAGAACTTTTGGTCTTAAAATTCCAGCTAAAAGGCCATCTATAAGTATCGTAGATTTTTCAGTTACTGTTCCAGTACTTGGAGATTCATTTGATGTTAGATATGCGCCTTTAGTTAGAGTTGGCGCACAAGTAGCTGGTGGTGGTAAAGTGTTTGAAACGATAGATGATATTGATTTCTCAAATCCTTTTACTACAGGTGGTTTACCTAATAGGTTAATAATACCTAATTTAGATAGCAACAATAACATCACCAACTATACATTAACAAAAAGAGAAATAGTTTTAAATGGTATTACTAAAACATTTAAGAAAACAATTTCAACTTCGGATGTAGTACCTTTTTATGAATTGGTATTACCAGATAACGATATTTTATCAATTACTTCAATTATAACGAAAAATGGCACTTCATATTCAACTGAACCAACCATTGATGAATTTTTAAATTTTGATAATAGATGGTTTGAAGTTGATGCTTTAGCTGAAGACACTAAATTTATTGAAGATGTAAATGCTAGTTCAGATAATGCTGGTATTCGACCAGGTAAATGGGTTAGAATTACTAGAAAATTTATAAAAGAATATACAGACAATGGCTTTATAAAAATAATTTTTGGTGGTGGCAGTTCAGATGTGACATCCTTATCAGAATTTAATGTTAATGGTTCATTAACAGATAGAATAGGTGATTTCATCAATAACTTATCATTGGGTGAAACTCTTAAAGCTGGAACAACATTATTTGTGCAGTATAGAGTCGGTGGTGGCTCAAACACAAATTTAGGTTCTAACACAATCACTACAACTAATTTGATTAATATGTTTATTAATGGGCCAATCGATGCAACCAACAATTCAGTTAGGCAATCATTAACAGTTAATAATCCAGTTCCAGCATTAGGTGGTAGAGATGAACCTACAGTTGATGAAATTAGAAATTTAGTTAGATATAATTTCGCTTCACAAAATAGAGCGGTAACAATTAAAGATTATCAAGCTAGAGTTAGTCTTATGCCTGGTGAATTTGGTGTTCCTTTTAGAACTGGTGTCTTTGAAGAACAAAACAAGATATTAATTTATATTCTAGGTTTAGATGGTAGTAGTAAATTAACCAATTCATCAACTAGCACGTTAAAACAAAATATTTCCAATTATTTAGCTGATTATCGAATGTTGAATGATTATGTAGCCATTGCTGATGGCCAAATCGTTAATCTAGGGTTTGAATTTGATTTATTGGTAGAAAAAGATTACCCACAATCACAAATCATTTCAAATGTAATTAATAATGTAAAAGATTTCATGGATATTAATAAACATCATATGGGTGAAAATATCTATTTGGGTCAATTGATTGAAAATGTAAATAATGTTGGTGGGGTAACCAACGTAATAGATATTAGAGTTTTTAACAAAGTAGGTGAAGGAAAATATTCAATGAATGAAATTGAACAACCTTATGTAGATACTACCACAAGACAAATTATGGTTTCAGATGAATACACATTATTCGGAAATCCTAAAAGTATGTTTGAAGTCCGTTTCCCAGAGAAAGATATCCGCATCCGTGTGAAGTAATTTATTTCACACATGATAATTGTTTTTTATAAATTTTTGATATTTATTAATAAATAAAAAAATGAAGTGTAGTGAATGTAGTAATAAAGTGCAAAAATTTGGCAAAGTTAATAATGAACAAAGATATTTTTGTGTTAAATGTAATAAAACATTTTCAAAAAAATCAATTAAAAGGGAAGTAGAACGTAAAGAAAAATATGAAAGAATTAAAAAAATGTATATAGAAGATAATTTATCTACAATTGAAATTGCTAAAATATTAGGTGTTAGTTCCACAGTACCACAGAGAATTATTAAAAAAATGGGAATATCTAAAACAATAAGTGAAGCTAAAAAAGGTAAGGTTAGAATAAGTAAATTACCAGCACAAAAAATAATCAATTTTTATTTAGATGGTGATTCATCAATAGAAATAAGTGAAAAATTAAATATATCTAAAAGGTCAGTATTAAATATTTTAGAAAAACATGGAATTGAAAGAAATAATATTTATGAATATAAACATGATAAGATTGATGAAATTAAAAAATTATATTTAAATGGAAATTCAATGAATAAGGTTAGTGAAAAATTAAATATACCTTATACTACAATTAACACTAATTTACATAAATTGGGTATTGTAAGAACCGAGGATAAATTTAGAATTGGTATTAATTATGAAGAATATTTAGAAGTATTACCAGCTTTTAAAAAATATAGAAGTGATGTTATGAAAATTACAAATAAACAAAAAATATATAAATTGGTTAATTTTGATAGAAGGGGTTTATGCGGTGTTGATGGTGTGTACCAATTAGACCATAAATTTTCAATTTTAGAAGGTTTTAAACAAGGTATTGAACCAGAAATTATTGGTGATATTAAAAATTTAGAATTTATTCCTTGGGAAGAAAATTTAAACAAAGGGTCAAAATGTTCAATAACGGAAAAAGAATTAAGAAAGGGAGTAAAATAAAAAGTTATGGGATGTGGATGTAAAGGTGATAAAGTTTCACCACAAATAGAAAACGAAGAAAAAACTAAATTAACATTAGGTGGTCAATTATTAAAAATACTAACCATAATTTTATTAAGTATTTTGATAATTGTGTTATCACCAATATTACTTATTATTTCTTGGTATATTGCATTTAGAGCGGTATTTAGTGATAATTTTAATATTGTAAATTTCATATTAAAGCATTTTACAATTCTCTATTCTGATAAAGAATTTAATAAAGATGATTTTAATGAGCAAGAATTTAATGAAGACAATTATGAAATTGTTGGTGTAGATGTAATAAAATAAATAAATGTCAAAAAATATAAGAATACGTACAACCCCTAATGGTGGTGATAACCATGTAAAAATTCAATTAAATCAAGATTTTGATTTTCTTGAAATTTTATCTTTAAAAATATCACAAGAAGATGTATACCGTAGTTTTTACTCAGACTATGGTGTTGTTGTTGGGCGTGTTATTATGAATAGTGGTGTTGGTGTACCTAATGCTAGAATTTCGATATTCATCCCACTTACAGATGATGATGCAGCCAACGAGCAAATAGCTCAATTATATCCATATAAAGATTTACAAGATGTTAATTCTGATGGTATTAGATATAACACTTTACCTAAAGATGCTCAAGGTGAATGTCACGTACCTATTGGTACATTCCCAACAAAAAGAGAATTAGTTGATAATGAAGAGCTAATGTCTATTTATGAAAAATATTATAAATACACTACTACAACAAATGATGCTGGTGATTTTATGTTATTTGGAGTTCCAGTTGGAAATCATATTGTGAATGTTGATGTGGATTTATCTGATATTGGTATATTTTCTCAAAGACCTTATGATTTTATAGAGCAAGGAAATCCTGAACGTTTGTTTGATTCCCCAACTAAATTTAGAACTAATACAAATTTAAATAATTTAACGCAAATTAAAAATAGACAAGTAGGTATTAATGTAATACCATTTTGGGGTGAAAAGGAAAGTAATGAAGTTGGAATATCAAGAATTGATGTTGATTTAAATTATAATATTAAACCTAAAGCTATTTTTATGGGCTCTATTTTTGGGGATAATGAAAAAAATAGTGTTAATAAAACTTGTACCCCTAGAAAAAAATTAGGTAGAATTTGTGAAATTAATGAAGGTGAAGGTTCAATTCAAATGTTAAGAAAAAATTTATTTGGACTTAATGAAAGATTTGATGTTGATGGCGGTAGGGTTATAAATGAAAATGGTAGTTGGGCTTATCAAATACCCATGAATTTAGATTATGTGGTTACCAATGAATTTGGTGATTTAGTAAAAACTGAAGATACAACTAGGGGAATTGCGACTAGAGCTAGTGTTCGTTTTAAAATAAATATGGATGAAACTGGTGACGAAGGGCGATTAAGGAGTAGGGCCAAATTTTTAGTACCTCACAACCCATCGACTACAAACGAAATTGATTATTCTTTTGATGAATCAACTCCCGATACGCAATTTACTGATATATATTGGAATAAAATTTATACTGTTAAAAACTTCGTTTCTAGATTTCAAAGCAACGATAATAAACAAAATAGAAATTTTGTTGGTTTTAAAGATGTTGATAATTGTGTTGGGTCTAAATCACCATTACCATTTAATACAATAGATGGGGATTGGAACCCATTGTTTGTTGTGTTATGTATTATTATTGAAATAATCGTAACTTTAGCTAGAATTCTAGCTATTGTTAAAAAAGTTAGGCTACCATGTGACGGCACTAACATTAGAATTAGGGCGAGCTCATCAAAGGGGGCTAGGCAATGGACAAAATGTACGAAATTAAACTTAGCTGAATCATTAAATGTTTATGAAATGGATTTTTATAATGATTGGTTAAATGGGTCGTTATACGCCTATTTATTCAAATATAAACGTAAAAAAAGTGATGAAAAATTCTGTGGTGATGGAGATGGAGATGGAACTAATAAAGTAATAAATAGTAATTCATTTACGCATTATGCTTCACAGGGTGTACAATCAGCTAATGTCACAAAAGGGTTAATTGCTAGTTATGAAGGTGAATTATTTTATAAACCTATGTCACCAGAAGGTTGGAAATTATACCCAACTGATTTACATTTTTTAGGTTCAGTTTTTAATTGTGATTGGCAAGCTAAACCAAAAATTAACCAAAAATTAACTCCAACAACATATGAATTTCCAAGTTGGACAGATGTAAGTTTATTATTTGATTTAACTTGTCTTGGTGGAGTTAAAATCAATCAAAGAAATTCTATAAACATTAGAAGGATGTGTGAGATTGGGGTTGACATTAATGAAAATACTGATAATGAAATTAATGAAGAAGATTTGAAGGATGCGTTAGTTAGAAATCAATTAATGATATTAAATGATGATATTTTTAGAGGTTTAGATGTAACTCAAGTGGATTCATTGTTTACATCAAATGATTATATAGATTATAGATTATATGATTCATCTAAAAGTCTATATCAATCTAATGGCAACTCATTTTATTATTATTTCGGTAGTAAGCCAAATAATACAGCACTTGATTTAATGAATTCAAGGTATTTCACTGATTGTACTAGAATAGTAAAAAGTAATATTACTATTTTAGGTGTTGTTACTAATGTATCAACAATTAATGGTAGTAATGGGTCTATTAATGTTACAGTAAATGGTGGTATACCTGATTATACTTATACATGGTATGATTTAGCTGGTCAAAGGGATGGGAATGGTCAATTATTACCAATAAGTGTTTCAACTGAGTCACCAGACATCGCTAATTTAAGTGGTGGTACATATTATATTATAGTAACGGATGATAATGGTACTGGTACACAAGTTAAAAAAACCTTTATAGTTGAAAATCTTAAACCATTATCCGCTAATATAACAACTATTAATACGAATGCAGCAGGTGCATTCAATGGTAAAATAAAAATTCAATCAATTACGGGTGGTGTTAAACCTTATGATGTGGAAATAACAGGGCCAATATCAACTCCATTGATTTTTAATGACATTTCTTATTCATTATTAGTAGAAGGGTTAAGAGATGGCACATATATAGTTAAAATAACAGATAACACTGGAAGTGTAGTAACATATAGCGTAGTTATAAGTATACCTGATACAATATCAGTCAATTTAATATCAATATCTGACCCAAGTTGTATTGGTTTTGGTGATGGTAGTCTTGTAATTCAAATTAATGGTGGTACGCCAGATTTTAGTGTTCAACTTACTGATGGAGTTTCAACATATCAACCTAATAATACAGGTGATACTATATATACATTTACTAACTTAACACCAAATCCCCAAACATTAACCGTGGTTGATTTATATGGTCAAACATTAACTAGAAATTATACAATAAATGAACCTCTTGAATTAGTTTTAACTTGGGATAGTTTAGGTACAACTTCCAGACGATTTACACTTTCAAATACAATTATTGGTATAGAATATAATTTTGAAGACGATGGTGGTAATATTTTTGAAACAATAGTGGCTACTAGCAATACAATTGTTTTTACTAAAGTACCATTCACTAATGTAACGGGTGTACAAGCTATAAGTCAATATGGTTGTACAAGTAATATTTTATAATATGGAAGATAAAAAATTTAGATTAAATAGTGCATCATCTCAATTGGCAGCCAATGAGGATATTTTTGATAAGATTAATATCGAATCAAAAAGTAATCCAATACCTGTTGGTGAAACCAATAAAGTAATAAATTTAGGTGAACAATTTAATCAAGAAAGACAAAATTCTAAATTATATAGATTAACTGGTACATTTAATACCTTATTTACTAATGTTCTATTTAATACAACTGGGGCGAATAGTTGGACATCATTTAATAGTACTATTTTTAGGGATGGGACTTTTCCACCAGCAGCGATAATTTCATTAAATGATGTTGAAGATTTAACTTATAAAGAAGCGGTTTCTAAATATCTAAAGGAAGAAAACGGTTGGTTTGGTTATTATAATCCAGACCCATCACAAACAACTTTATGTACTTGGGTTGATATGGAGCCTAGACGAGAATTATTCTCAATGGCACCTAGAAGTGGAATTAAGAACTGGGAAGTCACGATAACTTACCCATCACCATTAGGTAATCGAGTTGGTGATTATAACCATCCAATTGTTAAAGATGGTGGTTTATTGTTAATCGATGTTTCTATCTCAATTATTGGTAATAGAAGTATGTTAACATTCGCAACACCAGTTAAACATAATTTAGTTCAAGGTGATAGTATTAAATTAAAAGGGTTAAGGTTAGCTAGTAATAGTGGTGCCTTAAGCCCTTATAATGGTGAATATAGTGTAATTAGATTAGGTAAAGATAATGGTGATGATATGAACTATTATTTTAGTGTCGATATTGGTGAATTGGTTTCAATAGATACTAATTCAAGAATGACTAGGTTAGTGAATGGTAACCCATCGGAATATTATTTTAGGGTTTTTAAAAAAATTAACACAAAAGTTGGTGTTATAGAAAATGACGATTATGAAATATATCCGTTAGCGTTTGGACAAACTATTTATGAAGATAAATCATATCAATTTGTATTTAATGAAGATATTGACATAACATCATTAACAGATAATAGAGGGAGGCCGTTAAGTGAAATATATATAACTATAATTAAAACAGATAGTGATAATATTTTCACATCCGTAAAATCAGGAGTTAAAATGCCATTTTTCACCGATAATAATGCGGGAATCTCTGATATAAATAGAATTACAAATAATTTGTCAACAACTCACAATCCTTTACCTGATTCAGATGGTGGTGTTGTAATAGATGATGAAAATTTTTATGGTGATGTTGCTGAATATAATATATTAGGTTCCAAGGAAATTATTTTAGGTGAAGTCTACCACAGATTTAATTCAATAAAGAGAGAAATTAATGCGGCTATTGGCACCGACTCTTTAGGTGTTAGATATGAAGGTTATATGTATAAACCACACCATAAAATTAAAATAAGAGAATACTCAAATTATATTGAGCAAGGAACTTATAATACTTTAGATAGGCCAACTTATTCAGATACTCTTGGTGATGGAAGATATTTTTGGAGAGACTTACTAGATATTGGGTTAAATGACACTAAAAAAACTTATTTAGACTACCCATTTTTAAATGGTTGTCATTACATAAATAGTTCAATTACATTACCGTTGTTTAGACAGGACCCATTTGGGTTTTATGGTTTGAGGTGGGATGGTTTTTCACCAGATAGACAAGGTATTTTAATGGAAGATAAATTAATAATTAAAACCTCACAAGATGTCTGTTAATAAGTTTAAAATAAGATTAGTTGATTTCGAAAATACTGATAAATTAAAAATTCCGTTATCATTAGATTTCAATTCAGTAGACCAAGCTGAAATAGTTAACAGAGATTTTATTTCGGTTGAAACTGAAAAGGCTATAAATCCAATTGTTGACTATGAGAGGGTTAGGTTTACACCTAAATTAAATAACGGTAATCTAGTTCAAGATTTAATATTTAAATTAAATTTTCTATTAGATGATTCATACCTATCTCCAACTTATTATGGTAATATTGGATTTACTGATGATGACATACAATTTAGAAAAAATAGATTTTTAAATTCATTTTTAAAGTTAAGTTTTTATGATTCAGATATTCCAACCAATCAAAATTTAGTATCATATATTACCATTTATTCTAAAATTACATCGCTTGATATAATAGAATTCACAGATGAATTTGGTAATGTGCGAGTTGGTTCAGGATTACCTGTAAATGCAAATGAATTTTTAGTTAGATTTATATTAAATAACCCAGTAACAAAACCCGAAGGTTTCGCTGAAGGATTTTATATTTATCACTATAAAAGTGATGTTAATTCTACCACACCAACAGCTTTATATATGAGGGCTGAATTTAATAATGCGTCAACAGGTAAAAGCACTAAATTTATTACAACAAATGAATTATTAGATATTAATTCAGTAATTAAAAAATTACATGTAAGGTATTTATTAACAAGGAACGCTACTGGTTATTATTACACGATAGATAATTCTTATAATAATGCGTCAAATATCAATGAAACAACCACTGGCCTTAATGTAGACTTATACGAAATAAGAGTTGAATAATGGAAATAATTAAAAGAAAAATATTATTTAGTGAATTGCAAGATAAGATTTATCTTAAAATTCCATTATATCAAAATATTGATAATATGGGGTTAAGAACTGATATGCCTTATGGTAGTAATGTAATCACTGAATCAGTTAGTAATTATTTTAAACAAGGTGGTATTATTATTAGTGCTTCAGATTCTAAATTATCTCAATTAAAATCTTATGATGAAACTGAACAATATAAAATTGATTTTAATATTAAAAGAGAAAATTATGTAAATTATCAAGGTAACCCGATTATAGGTGTTGATAGAGTGACAAATATTGATGGTGAAACCATTACATATGTTTTTGATACAGTTAGAGATTCTTTTATTGGTACCACAGGACAAACAACAGGGATTTTATATCAAGATAACCCAATTAATGGAGTGGATATCCCAGAAGAATTAGATGGTGATATAACAAAAACACGAGTACAATATCAAAGCGAAGGTTGGAATGAAACCAACACTTCAATAGAGGCTCAAATTCAAGAAGAATATTTATTAGGCATTATTAGTGCACCAGAAGTTGAAAGTGATGTATTTATAGATAGAAGCACATTTAGTGTGTTGGATAAACATTTAAGATTATCTGAAGTAGAAAGTCTAGACCATTTATCTAGATACGGTAACGGATTTTATAATATTAATAGAGATTAAAAAATGGTAAATCAATATACAATGAAAAAATATAATAATAATGAAATAAATGAAATTATTTTATTATATGATGGTGGTATGTCATTCACAATGATTGGTAAAAAATTAAATAGGCAAAAAAACACAATAAAAAAAATATTAATTGAAAATGGTGTTTGGGTTGATGGTAGAGACATTAATTTAAAGAAGTTTAATAGTATCGAGATAGAAAAAGTGATTTCTTTATATAACCAAGGGTTATCGGCAACTAAAATAAGTAAAATCTATGATATTAGTAGACCAAAAATAGTTAGGTTGTTAAAAGATAATGGGATTAACGTTAAGAGTTTTAGTGATGGTAAAAAAATAAATTTATGTGAAGATAAAAAACGTGACATAAAGGATTTATATTTAAATGAAGGTAAAAATACTTACGAAATAGCAGAAATGGTGCAATTAACTCAAGGTTTTATTTCTAAACACATATTTGATAATGGTTACATAAGAAATAAAAGCCAAGCAATTTCTATAGCACGAAAAGGTAAGAAAGCTTCTGTAGAAGCTAAGAGAAATATGAAAATAGCACAAATGAAATTAGCTAGAAGTGGAAAAAGAAAACAAACGGGTGGTTATTGTAAATTTCACAAAGTTCACGGTTTAAGATACCAAGGTACTTATGAAAAAAAAATATATAGAATACCTTAAAAATAAAAATAATAAGTTACCTAATAACACAAATTCGATAAATACTCCACATGGGGTTTATTATCCAGATTTTGAATATGATGATAAATTTATAGAAATAAAATCTTCATATACTTATGATGTGTTGTTAGGTAAAATACCGAGTAGGTTTAATGGTAAATATGATTTTAAGCAAATCAAAAAAATTAAATGGGTTAATGAAAATGTTAAACCAGTTGATGTTATTATAGTTAGTCGAAATGGTAATAAATTAATTAAAAAAGATATAAAAAAATGAGCGGAAATTACGGGACAGTTAGACCAGCCGATGTATCATTAGATGATATTGAAGTTTTCTTGCATTACACCCCATCTAGAAATCAAATAGGTGACACTACATTAACGAAATTAAACACGAATGATGTTTTATCACAAATGAATAACCCAAATAATACAGGTTCTGTAGAAATTTTTGGTGGAATGTATACATTAACTTTATCTAAAACAGTTTTTAGTGAAAAGGGTATATATACCATCTCAATCAAGCCAATTGAGATTAGAACTACTATTTTAGATTGTGGTGTATTAGCCGCTAAGTCAGATGTTAAAGGGTTGATATTTGATACGGCATCAGCTAATTTAAGTGGTCAGTTCTCATCAAGATTTAGAAATAACGGTTTAGTTGGGTATAGAGTGGAATATTTAAGCAATGATAACGCTGATGGTGATGTTAAAGTTAGGAATTTCTTTAGAATAATCACATCAAATAACAGGGTGGATGTAGTTAACCAAAATTTAACCAATACAAATCAAAAAGCTGTGAGATATAATTTTAATGATAATTCTACTTTAGTTTTTTGTACAGTAACCCCAAGTTCAAGTTCTAGTGTAAAACCTAATGTATTGCCATTTATAGGTGAGCCTAATCAAGATGTAATTATAACTAATACTTTTTTTAACCCAATTCAAATTGAGATTGAAATGGTTGAGCATGATATAGAAACAATAGCATATGGTATATATGGACCACAAAGCAAGTCAATGGAAGATGGTGTTTTCACGAATTATACATTTGATAAACAAATTTATAAACAATATAATTTATTTGAAATTAAAGACCAATTTACTGGTGAGCCTTTATTTGAAATAAGAGAACCTAAAACAAATATTGATTTTAGCAAAGATTTTGATAATATCAGTAATGTGTAATTATAAATTAACTGAATAAAATAGTAATGTTAAATGAAATTATATGAGTCGTATTAAAGTAGTAGGTTATGCTAAAAAAGAAGTTTTTGGCAATGGAATAGAGTATAGAAATTTCTCACCAGATTTAGTTGGAAATCAATTTGGTGCAGCTGAAGGTACCCCTATTTTTACTTCTGGAAGTTTTAATATATCAACAAATATTGATAGTAAGGTTGATAAAAACTTTGTTACTAATAATTTCACTAATTTTTTATCTTTAGAAACATTAAATTTAGACTCAACACTAGAAAGTGTTATTACTAAATACTCTAAAAACGCAAAACTTAATTTAGATTATAATGACGCTTTAACATTTGCGTTTTTTGGGTCATTAAGAGAATATATTAGAGTTTCTTTAGAAAATATAATAATAAAATGGCCAGCATCGTTATACATTAGAGAAGTTGATGAAACTGACCCTTCATTAACAGGTAACACTGTAACTGATTATATATATAACCCATCATCAAATTCAAGTACGTTTAATATTGATACAGCTAGAATAGAAAATAAATTCAGTATAAATTTTCTAAGTGGTGGTACAATCGAAAATACATTTAATGAGAGTAATACGTTAAGAAATTTAGTTTTAAATTATAGTAGTTATGTAATTTCAACGTCAGGTGGAACATACCCGATAATAAGTTTATCTGGAGCTTCAGCTTTAACAAACTCAATTATTTCAGTGGCAGTAAATGGGAATCCATTCCCTGATTCTGGAACTACCATAATAAATTACCATATAAAACCTAACGACACTAGAATTGAAGAATTTTTCTTCAATATAAATGAGTTTGAGAATAATTTACTAAACCGTTTAACGATTCCATTATACACTAGTAGTTTTAAAGTTTACAATGAAAGTCAAACTGGTGATATTATTGAAACTATTAAAAAATTAACATGGCCAATATCAGATGGGTATAATATTGATTTTAATTCGATATCGTATGTTAATTTTGTAAATCAATTATTAAATATAGCGGACATCAACGATAATTCAAAATCTAATTTAATGGTTAGATTCTTGGTATCTACATCTATTTCAGAATTCGATAGTATTGCTGATATTAATGGCACATACCCAGATTCAAATGGCCAAAAAATGACCAGTACTCTTAAAATTTATGGTAGAGAATTTGATGAGATTAAAAAATATTCGGATGGTATTAGATTTGCTAATACGGTTACTTATGATAAGAAAAATAACACACCTGATGCAGTGCTTAAAAACCTCGCAAGAATATTAGGTTGGGAATTAACTTCTTCTATATCACAAGTTGACGTGTTAGGTAATTTTTTATCATTAAATAATAGTTATTATGATGGTCATTCTAGAGGTTATAGCGATGCTGAATCTGAAATTGAATTATGGAGAAGAGTTGTTCTAAATACACCTTGGCTTTGGAAATCTAAAGGTACTAGGAAGGCGATTGAATTCTTATTTAAATTCATAGGTGCTCCAGATGGTTTAGTGGCCTTTAATGAGTACCTATACGTTGCTGATAAACCAGTAAATGTTGAGTTGGTAACTGAAATGATGAACCATTTCAATAATACCACTGATATTTCAACAATACACATCGATTCTGAAGGGTATCCAAAAGTATTTCCTGATACACCAGACATGTATTTCCAAAAAGCTGGTTTATGGTATAGACAAACAGGTGGCCCTGCGCCAGATATAGATATTTTAGCTGGAAATAACCCACATATCGGGCCTTATGATGGTGGCCAAGCATATATAGACCAATTTAGAGGTTGTTTAGTACCTAATTATAGTGCTACTACCGCTGAAGAAGTAAATATTGATGCTGAAATCAATTTATTTACTAATTATGCAAATGGAACATTCGATGAATGCTGTGATGCTGATGTTTTAGTGGTACTTGACACTGACCATGATTTTGATTCAATATTAACAACAAACTTAAATCAAATATATGATAATAATCCAGTTAATGAAACTGGGTGTACTATAACAAATATTTGGACCTTAACAGCGTCATTAACTGGTGAAACATTCCATACTTATATATTCCCTGTGACTGGTTCTACTGCAATAACGCAAGGTGAATATGTTACTGGATTGTTTTCTATAGCTGAATCACCTTTAAGTGCATCAACATTAAGTGGTGCTACATATACTAGTGGTGATACAACATTTACAATTACAGGTCCAAACGGTTGTGATAGTGAATTATTAAACACCTATTTTAAAATCCAATTATGTCTTGATTCAACTTATGATTGTATTGATTTAACCCCATTAAGTGCTTTAACGGCATTTAATGTTAGTTTGCAAACAGATGACGCATGTAATCCAGTGGCTGCTTTACCTTTAATAAGGACTTATTATCATAATGGTAGCGGTATATTACCAACATTTGGTGATACAGTATATTCAGATATAAATGGAATAAACACTGTAAGTCATTCAGCTGCAACTCAAGTTTATATGGGTGGTAATTATACTAGCGTAGCTAATTGGTTACAAACAAACACTAGTGGTGTCAGAGAAGTAATAATTTGCCCAGTAATTACTTGTGATGTAGACGTTAAGATACTTACTAATATAAATACTGGGGTTAAATCATTCACTATTGATGGCCTTACCGCCACAACTTACGCTACAATTACGTTTAATTTAAGTAATGTGGTTAAAAGTCCAGAAACAAAGTTAAGAATAGCAATATCTAATTCATCTTACATTTTTACTTTAAATCCAACAAATACGGTGCATACATTAACTAATATTCCATTAACCCCTAATTCAGAGTATAATGGCGTTTACGATTTCTTTATAACACCAGTAATAACAGCAACTGGAGCTGCAAGTGGTAAGGTAACCATGCATTTAGATTCATTGAATTCAGGTTCTCAATGTGTTGGTGTTACATCTAAATCAATAGATTTAAGTATTAATAATTTACAATAATGAGTATAACAGGGAGAACAAATACATGTCAAATTTTAACTAACACACCATTTGTGTTATCAGGGTTATCACAAACCAATCTATCAACTATTAATATAACTGATGTAAATGGTTTAGATGTTTCTCAATGCTTTGGTATTACATCAAAAATAGTTACTGTATCAGGCACTAATGTTATTTTAAGCGGTGATTGTAATACTAGTTTAGAAATTAATATAACAGAAGGTGTTACGAATCCAGTTGAATGTTTGTATACTGCTGTTACACAACAACAAAATGGTATACTTTTATTTAATTTTGTTGATGGGACAATTTCAGATAATATTCACCCAGAATGTTGTACAGCGTTAGAAGGTTTCCCTGAAATAGGACCTAAAAATTATTATATTTGTAGAACAGTACCAGAAATATGTATTGAATGCTGTTCAGCTTACACACCAACAAATACATTTGAGGGTCTATACCAAATATTTGATTTTGTAACTGGTGGTACCGTAACTACAGTTCCTAGTGCGCAATGTTGTTATGATTATGGATTTGTTGAAAGTATCGTAGGTGACCAAATTAAATGTATTGAATATGTGACGCCTGACCCATGTGAAGGATTAATAATTGTTGAGCCAGTACCACAGTATGGTGACATTACTTTCGTAAATCCATCAACTAACGTTCAAACTACTTTGGTACCAACAGCTGAATGTTGTACTTCATTAGGTTATAGTTATGCTATTAGTGGAACTAAATTTACATGTTTCAATTCAATAGCTTCACCACCAACGGTAATTATAACAAACGACTCATGTTGTTTACAGACTCAAATAACTTATTATTATGCTTTCGCTAGAGAATGCACCGATAGTGCTAGAGTAAGTGATGGTGTATTAGGTGATGTGGTAGTTAGAACTACAACAAATATAACAAATTGGAGTCATATTTTAATTCCTAGATATTTTGGAGATACAGGAGCTGTTTTTGAATTTTATGCGGGATTAACAACTAAAGATAATTATGATAATAATGCTGGGGATTACCCATCTATTGATTTGGATACAATAACAGGCGTTGAAGAAAGAACCTCATGTTCTAATTAAATAATATAAAAATATGTGTGTAATAAATATATCATTAAACCCAACTACACCAGCTGGTACAACGATAACTAACAGAAATGGTAGGTATAGGAAAGTTGGTACGACAACATGGACTAATTTTACCATATCATCAAACTCTTATACACTTAATGTAAATGATTTAGGTCAATATGAATTACAAGTTAATGTAACTAACAGTCTAGGTGTTGTTAGCTCTTGGGCTTCAAGCACATTTTCGGTAACAACTGATTGTGGTGCAACAACTACTACTGCCACTACGGTCACTAATTCTGGTATTTTTAATAATGGAACAACACTTACACATAGTCATGTTTTACCATCAGCAGACCCAGCTTCTACAATAAAAACTGGTACTTTAACGGTAACAGGTAGTAAAACATATAAAATTACTGTCAAAAATAATTTTAATTATAATAATCTAGGTACAGGTAGTTTAAAATTAGAAAGAAATGGTGGCACTATTTTAGGTACAATAACAGTATCTACAGATGGTACTTCTAATACAAAAACATCAGTTAGTAGTTTAGTGGTGCCAGCTGGAACTTATACTTATACATTAACTTCTTGGTTAGATATCATACCATCAGCCACATCTGGTGCAGTAACAGTTAATATTATAGAAGCATAAAAAGAAATATAGATATTTATTAAAAAAGCATAATGGAAGTAACAAACTGTACAGATATTAACGGAGTCGCATTAAATGAAGTTCAATTTAATGTAGATGGTACTGTTGTTGGGATAATTGATAACAATGGGGTTCCAGCAACAAGTAAACTTAGTTATGATTGCTGTATAGCTCAAGGATATACATTTGACCCAAATGATGCAAAATGTTATTGGGCACCTAGTTGTTTGAGTGGTGGTACATTTAATATAGTATTAGACCCAGAAGGTAATACAGGTGCGTTATTCCAAGTTGATGATATTGAACAAACATTATGTCATTTAGAAATTAGTTTTAAGTTTTTATTGAAAATTGATTGCGAAAGTATACCAGTAGATGGTTTACGAGACCTATTAGAAACACTTAAATTAACGGTTAATCTTGATAAAGTTATTTATAATGAAGCTTTACCTATACCTAATAATTTGCAAAATGTATCATCACAAGATTTATTCAATATAACAGATATTTTCAATTTTTTAAGCGGAAACACAAACACAGGTATATTATTAAATGGTAATTGTGATTATGTAATTACAAATTTTTTAAATTCATTATCACCAAATCAAAGCGTTGTAAATGAATTCTCACTTAATTCAGATTGGTTAGAATTTAAGATGGTGGTTGATAATCCACCTATATTACAATCAATTTTTAATGAAAGACTTAAGGTTTCAATAACAGGTAATCAATTAAAGAATTTTTCCATATTACTTGATGATGTGCAATTAAATAGAGTATGTGATGTACCAACACCACCTAAAGCATTTAATGAAGCATGCCCTCAATTTGAATTAAAACGAATTATTGATAATAAAAAATCTTGGGTTAAAAATACTGAATTAGAATTAAGGCAATTTGATTTAGAAAGAAGAATAACTACCTACAATATAAACCATGAAAACCTATCAATCAACACAAAGGAAGTTGATTTAGCAATTAACCCAGCACAAGCAATTGAAAATGATGTGGTTAATACAGTGGTTAATAACGATTGTATATTAGGGCCGCTTACTGGAGTTACTGGTGCAACAAGTCATGAATATATTGATTTAAGACCTTTAATTACAACTGAAGTTATTAATAATGACGATTTAATTTCGATGCTAATTGACGTTAAAAATAGGAAAACTATTAATGGTTATCCAACATTAGATTTAGTTTATTATAGATACCTAAATGCTGATGTACGTTGTAGTGGTTCTACCAGCAATACACTAAATTCAGATTCAATAAATCAATTCATTGAGTTAATTGGTACATATTGGTTAGATTTATTAGAACAAATAGTTCCAGCAACAACAATTTGGGGTTCATCATTAACCAATAGTGATTCTGGTGTATTTAATGGTGGTGGAAGTGGAACCAATAAATTTGTTTATAGAAAAGGCACAACATTATTTTGTAATGCAATAAATTATTCAGTACCTAGCCCAGTTTCAGGTGGAACAGTTTATTATGATGTAGTGACAGAAGATATAACAGATACTACAACTATCACTACAACTACTTGTAATTTAATAGCCGTTAGACAGTTGAATTATGGTTCAGAATTTATAGGCACCGTTAATATAATAGGCGATGGTGAAGGTCCTGTTACAGGTGATACAATTTCAATAACTGAAACAATTGAAGATTCTTGTAATTTATACGAAACTTGTTAGAGTTTAAAGCTAAGTAATTTCAAACCTTTCTTATCAATTTTCAAGTATTTTAATCTAAATTTTTATATTTATATAAAAAGTAACTGATGAGTATAGAATCCATTTACAATAAAATAAATAACATTACTGATGGCGGTAGGAATACTGCCGCTGAAATGAGAGCTGTTTTAAGTGATATAACAGAACAATTTTCAGCTACAACCGCATTTTCAGGTACTACAGATAACGTACCAGAAGGTAGTGGTAATTTATATTATACTGACACTAGAGTTGACGCCAAATTACTTGATTATTCATTAACTGGTCATACACATAATTTATCTGAATTAAATAATGACGTAGGATATTTAACTGGTGCAACAAGTACAGCTGATGATTATGTAACAGGTTCTACTTTCAATACAACCACTGGGTTATTAGAATTTACTAGATTATCTGGTGATACTTTTAACGTTAACCTTGATGGTAGATACCTAACAGGTTATACCCCAACTGTAAATACTGATGATTACATAACTTCAGCCACTTTCAATTCATCAACTGGCGAAGTAACACTTACAAGAGTTTCAGGTGGAACTGTTGTAACTAATTTAGATAATAGATATTCATTAACTGGCCATACTCATACTGATTATGTATTAAATAGTGATTTTAATACTCACACTGGTGATACAAGCGTTCATTACACTAAATCATCAATAAATTTATCTGATTTAGGTGCAACTGGCCACACACATACAGTATCTAATATAACAGACTTCCCAACAAATTTAAGTTATTTTACAAATGATAGTGGTTATTTAACTGGTGCAACAAATACAACTGATTTTATTAGTCATACAGGTGATACTACAATACATTATGCGATGAGTGGTATTAGTATTAATGAATCTCAAATATCAGATTTAGGGTCATATACAGATGATACAAACTTAAATGCGCATACAGGTGATACAAGTATACATTTCACCAAATCTTCAATAAATTTATCTGATTTAGGCTCAAGTGCACATACACATACTGAATATTCATTAATTGGTCATAATCATGATATATCTGAAATAACTGGGTTTACTGATAATTCAACTAATTGGAACACTGCTTATAGTGATTCAATAACTGGTGTTACAGTAACAGGTTCTGGGACTAAAACTCTTACATTAACTCAAAGAGATGGTAGTACAATAGTAACTAATTTCACTGATTTACAAGGCTCAGGTGGTGGAACTGGTGAGGAAATAACTGGCGCAACATTTAACCTATCAACTGGTGATTTAACCCTTATAACAAACTCAGGTAGTACGATAATAGCTAGTTTAGATGGTAGGTATGCTTTTGATTCTCAATTCATAACACATACTGGTGATACAACAATACATTTTACAAAAGGTAGTATTAATTTATCAGACCTAGCTTCAACTGGTCATACACACAATTTATCATTATTAAATAATGATATTGGATTTATAACTGGGTATACAGACACAAATGATAATATATATGTTACGGGTTCAACATTTAACACTGGTAACGGTGTATTAACCTTTTCAAATATTTCAGGTGGAACATTTACGGTTGATTTAGATGGAAGATACCTTACAGGTTATACTGAGACATCAAATACAGACGATTACGTAAGCTCTGCTGCATTTAATACAACAAATGGTATACTAACCTTAACTAGAATTTCAGGTGGCACAGTGACTGTTGATTTGGATGATAGATATAGCCTTACAGGCCATACTCATACAGCATCACAAATAACAGATTTTAGTGATGCGGTAACTGGAAATACAGCGGTTTTAGCTAATACTGATAAAATATCTTATACAGACGCTACATTAGTTGCTAACACAGCAAGTGGTTTAGTGAGTCATACTGGTGATACAAGTATTCACTTTACAAAAGGTTCAATTAACCTTAGTGATTTAGGTGCAACTGGTCATACACATAGTGAATATACTTTAAATGCTGTATTGAATAGTCATACTGGTGACACTTCTATTCATTATACAAAAGGGTCAATTAATCTTAGTGATTTAGGCTCATCAGCACATACACATACCGTATCTAATATAAGCGATTTCCCAACAAATGTAAGCTCATTTACAAATGATTCAGGATATATAACTGGATTCACAGATACAAATAATAACGATTATGTAACAAGTGGAGCTTTTGATACTGGAAATGGTAATTTAACACTTACTAGAGTTTCAGGTGGAACAGTTGTCACTAATTTAGATAATAGATACAGCCTTACAGGACATACACACTCTATTTACGCTTTAGACAGTGAGTTTACTAGTCATACTGGTGATACATCTATTCATT